AAACGACCACGGCTTGTGGATCATGATGTGCGCGCCCTCGGCAATCCTGATCTCGTCGCCAGCCATCGCGATCACGCTGGCAATCGAAGCAGCGATACTGTCAACGTGAACGATGATCTTCGCCGAGTGTCGCGCGATGGCGTTATAGATCGCCATGCCCTCAAAAACGAGCCCGCCGCCGCTGTTAATGCGTACGTTGATCGTGTCGGCCTCGATCGCGTTGATCTCTTTTGTGATCGACTCGCCCGTAATGCCCTCGTCGTACCAGCCATAGCCGATGTCGCCGTAGATCAGGATCTCGGCCTCGTCGTTGCCGCTGTCGGCGTTGACGCGCACGCGTCCCGGCTTGAGGGCGGCGCGGTTTTGTCGCAGCAGGAGACTGTCCTCTTGCTCTTCCTGCTGCAGCTGGCTAAGCACGGAGTCGATGTAGTCGCGTGCATCGCGCAGACGCGCTTCGTTTGCGGCGGACAGGACTCGTCCTGCGGCCTGCGGCTGCATATTCTGTTTCGGCATGTGGGAATTACTCCTGTGGAGCGGGTTCGGCGGGCTTCGGCTCGCCAACGATGTTTGCGGGGATGCGGAGCTTGTCGCTCGCAGGGTCGTCGTCAGGGTTGAGATCGAGCTTTGCGCGCCCTTCGTTCGGCGTCATTAGGCCGCCGTTGACGTAGCCGAGCAGGACATCCTTGGTGTCCTTGGCCGAACCGCGCATCATGCCTTCTTCGACGTGGTTAATGTAGTAACCCTGCGTCTGCTCTTCTTCGGTCAGCAGGTTGATCACGGCGGACTGTTCAAATGCCTCCCACCGCGGCGCAAGGCAGTCTTCGCGGTGTGCGCGGTTCATCTCTTCGGCTGAAGCGAAGGTCGCGGTTTTGTCGGAATAGCCCACCTTTATGGGTAGGACGCCGAAGAACGCGCAAATCTGCTCTATCTGCGTCTTCCTCGTTTCGTTTGTCTGTGCGTCGACGCTTGTCATCGACGTATTGAGAAACTTGGCGCCACGATCCAGGATCATCGCCTTGCCGGTGTTCTGCAGGCCACCGAACTGCGAATTGACCCACTTGTTCAACTTCTCGTGTTGCTCTTTGTCGAGCTTGTCTTCGACGGCGTAGACGCCGGAATTGCGGATGCCATTCTTGTGCAGTTGCGCAACCGCCTCTTCAGCAGCCATTGCCAAGCCGATCGCCTCACGGGCCAGCTTGACGACATCGAGCCCCTCGAAGCCGTCCATCGTCGGGCCGCGAAGGTGCCAGATTTGGTCCTGCGTGAAGGTGCGCATGCTGCCGTCGTAACCGACAACGTCATAGAAAATGTTCAGATTCTCGTCGCGACGCGGCGTGACCATGCCGGGAGCGAAGGGGATCAATTCCAGCATCTTGCCGGTCACGCTGCGACTCTTGAAGACGAACGCCTGCCCACACAGCTCAACGTGCCATGCGAGCATCTGCCGGAACTGGAAGCTGGTCTGCCAGCTATTCGGCTTGAGCGCCAACAGGCGATACAGTGGGTGCTTCTTGGCTGGCACGCGCTTCTTGCCGTCCTCGCTCTCGATCATGAGCTTGAGCGGCACTTGTGCCATGCCGTTGCCAATCACGCGGCAGCAGGCAAATACGGTTGCTACCTGAATCGCAGTTCGCACCGTGACGGATTTGCCGGTGACGGACGACAGCCAGCCAGCCATCTCTTGCCAGAACGGCTCGTTGAACGCCTGATTACGGCGCGAGCCGCCTGATGGAGCGAAGATCGGCATCAGCCGTCAGCCTTCGGACGCGGGAGGCTATCGGCCATTCGAACGCCGCCCGCAATCAGGAGCATACCTCCGACCACGAAGCCGGCGTACGGCGCGAGTAGCCATGTCCCATACGAGACAGCGCAGGCGCCCGCGACAATCAGCGCGTCAGGCAGTGCAGCAATCGCTTTGTTCATTGTTACTCCCAAAAACTTTTTTCTTCGACTGGCGCGGAATTGACCAGCCCCGCCGCCATAACCGCCGCGACGATCAGATCAATCCGGCCCGTCGCCTTCTCTTTGCTCAGCTTCCGGTTCTCGGCGCCGTCCTGCTCGATCACTGCGTTACCGGCGCACATGGTCAGAACCTTGTGGCCGGGATGAACGATCGAACCGTTCAGAAGCATTTCTTCGAACGCCTCGACGGCCGGGCTCATGTCTTTATAGCCCTGCCCAAACGGCTTCATTGGCGGAAGCGTTATGCCCTCATCACTCGCTAGCGCCATCAGGTCCTCAATGCGCCAGCGGTCGTAGGCCACTTCGATGATCTCGAAGAAGTCAGCCATCGCGGAGAGCTTTTGCAGGATGACGCGCTTACTGATCGCGCGGCCCGGCGTCGTGTCGAGCAGCCCCTCGGCCTTCCACTGGACGTAGGGGACGCTGTCTTTTTTCGATTTCTCCTCTAGCCCGATCTCGGGAAGCCATCCGAACGGGACCATCTTCCACGGCTCGCCCTCGGCAATCGGCTCCACCAGGAACACTAGGCCCGTCAGGTCGGTCGTACTTGAGAGGTCAAGCCCGGCAACCGCACGCCGGCCGCGCAGGTCGCGCCAGTCGTAATCCTGTTGCGCACCCTTCCAAACTTCATGGCTGAGCCATGGCGACTCTGCGCCGGTCCACTCGCAGAAGTTCAGGCGCCGCACCATCGATTCCTTCGAAGGCATCCCGCGCGCCTCGGTGACTTGTTCGCGCAGGTACTTGTAGCCGGGGAGGTTCGCTTCCTGCAGGCTCGGATTCGATTTCGGCCAGCAGGCTTCGTCTTCGAACGGGTCGTCGCCCTCATCCAGCGAGCAGATGTAGCAAAAGAACGAGTCGTCTATCAGTTCGCCTCGAGCTACCTTGGCGCCGTACTCGTGGTAGTTCCAGCAGGGGCTAAGCTTGTTGCTGCCGCTGTTCGTGATCATGAAGATCAGCGCTTGCCGGCGGCTCTTCGTGCCGGCGCGCATCATCTCCACAACCGTGTTCGTCTTGTGCTCGTGAAGCTCGTCAATCAGTGCGATGTGAGGGCGCGGCCCTGACTGCCCGTCATCGCTGCTGATCGGGCGGAAGAACGAGCCGTTCTTTGGGTAGGCGAGGTTCCACGCCTTCTCGCCGGTCCCGCTCTTGACCAGGCGCTTGCTCAACTCCGGCGACTGGTCGTTCATTGCGACCGCGTCCCGGAACAGGATCATCGCCTGGTCCTTCTTGGTCGCCGCGGCGTACACTTCGGCGCGCGCCTCGTCGTCGGCCACTAGGCCGATCATCCCGACGCCAGCAGCCAAGGGGCTCTTGCCGCTACCCTTTGCTGTTTCGACGTAAGCGACGCGAAAGCGCCGGTAACCGTCATCGCCGTACCAGCCAAACAGGCTGCCGACGATAAACTTCTGCCAGGACAGAAGCTTGAAGGGCGTGCCCTCGAAGTCGCCGCCATTCAGCTTCAACACCTTCTCGTAGAAGCGGATGGCCTTGAGCGCCTTGTCCAGCTTCCACACTAGCCCACGTTTAGGGCCATCCTTCAGGTCGCGCAAGTGGCGTGCGCATTGGGCTCGCACATGTGGTCCTGCGATCTGCTTGCCGTCGACTACTCGCTGCGCGTACTCGGTAATTGGATCCTGTTCGCCCTTAACCGAAGAATTCGTTGAGCGGGTCGTCTTTTTTGTTGTCATCAGGCGGCTCGGCATTCACTTTCGACCGAGCGGCCGGCGTGAGGCCGAACTCGATCAGATAGCTCTTGAACTGCGCATCTGCTGCGCGGAGCTGGTTCACAGCCGGATTCGTCTTGATTAGGGTGCCGCCTTCGGATTGGGTCGTGTACGTGCGCCCGTCGCGCTCGATCAGATCGCGGCACTCCAAGATGTCGGTGTAGCAGTCGCAGAGGCGCTCGAGCGCGAAGCTGTCAGCCTCGGTGAGCACACCCATGCGATCCAGCAGGACCGTCAGTCGGCCCCACGCCACCTTCCCGGAGTCGCTGAGGTGGTCGGGGCAGGATGGGATTACCCGTCGCGGCTTGGGCTCCTTTTTGTTCGTCGCCCGCTTGCCAGGATTACCTTTCACCAGCTTTAAAACGGTCGGTGTCGGGCGTCGTCCTGCCATGATTTCATTTCCAGAAAAAAAGTCTCAATTCGCGGTTGTGCGAAAAGAGGGACAGCGCGGTCCCCTAGTTCGAAAGTCCCGAAGATTCGACCCGCCCCATGTTGCGCCGCATCATCAACTCCGGTCTCGGCCCGCGTTTTCCGGCACCGCCCCCTATGACATTGCGCCGCATCAAACTCGCGTCGGCCACCCATCCTCGCTGATCCTCACCTTCGGCCTGAGCGTCTTCCCCTGCTCCGCCGCAGTCTTCCGCTTATGGCAGTCAGGGTGGAGTGACTGGAGATTGCTGTCGTCGTCTATCTGCTCGTCGGTCCAGCCCATCTGCCGAGCCTTAGCCTTGTTGACGATGTGATCGACCTCACTGGCTGGCAGCGGCACTGGACGCTTCTTACACTCGTCGCACCGGCACAGGCCGGCGTCACGCGCCAGGATTCGCTTGCGCTTCTTGTCCCACGCTGCACCGTAACCGCGCTTGTGCCGGCTCTCTCTACTCCACGCCACGGCAGCGCTTCTCCAGCCTCGCCACCCTCGCCCTGAGCGATGCAAGCTCGCGCTCGATGCTCTCTTGCTTGGCTGGCTGGCACTTCGGCATTGGTGGTGGCGACGCATGCCAACCCGGTCGCGGGCCAGTCGGGGACCAGATGGTCGAACTCTTTGGGGCATGCTTCGGCCACACTACCGCAGGCACATGCTCACCGCACTCGGCGCACTTACGCTCGGCGCCAATGTCCGATGGGTGATCGCCTAGACCGATGATCCAGTCATGCCCAAACAGGGCGCAGCGCAGGCGCTTGAGGAACGTCATCGCCATCAGTCCAGAAAGGTTCCGCTCGGGTTGTGGCGCCGGTTAGCTTCGCCGCCAGCCGTCTTGCGGCAATACTCGATGCTGTGCTGGTTGCTGCCGCAGTAGGTGCAACGCAGGTTCACGCGTGCGGAGCTGCCACCGTAGGTGTGAGGGCATAGGGCGATCGGGTGATCCTTTCCGCAGTAAGAGCAATAGGCGCTCATCAGTACACCCTCACCTTCACACCCCTGCCAATCCAGTACCTCACGCGATCCATGTTCGGCTCAGCGTTGAGCAGATGGCAAAGAATGGCTAGAGTGTTGACGTACAGCGGCACCCACCACGCGAGCTTGATGCGCAGGGTCAGAGTGGTAGTAGCCATTAGCCGATCAGGGGAAGATTGGACGTACGCGCCATGAAACGGCGATGCTCCACTTCCGTGCGCTCGCGCAGCCAATCATCGAACCCCGCGCTCGCACTTGGATGCTGCTGGTCGCTGGCGCCGGCCTCTTTAGGCACTAGCTCATACTCAGCCAGTGCTGCGACGATCTCGCCATCCTCCGGGTAGTATTCACACTCGACGCTCACAGCCTCGTTCACATAGCAACGAAGCGTAAAGCCAATGGTCTGCCGCGGTAAGCCGAGCGCCTTAACCAAGGCTACGCCGATCTGATGTCCCAAAACCGCCATCTTCAGCCTCCAAATATCCGCCGCAGCACAGACGGCGCATCCTCCGGCACCAGCTTGACCATCGCATCGATCGCCATCCTGGTATTGCCGTAGCCCTTCTGCACGAGAATGGCCTTGGCTTCCTCGTTCTCCGCGAGCACGGCGCAGATGGAATCGAGCAGCTCGTCGTTGTTAGCGGCGACTGCCCGGTCCAGCAGCTTGCGGTAGTGCTCGGGCTTCATGTTCTCGGCTTCGTCGGGCCGCGCATGGCGGCGAGCTGGATCAGGATGCGCAGCCAGCGGGCCTCGTCCTCAAGGGTCATCTGCATGGCTCAGTCGCCCAGCTTCTTCACTTCGTCCGCCACGTCCTTAGCGACCTCGGCTAGCGGCTTCACCGCGGCATTCGTCAGGTCGACCGCAATCTCGACGGGCTTGAGCACCACGGTTGCGGTATTGGTCGCGAGGTCAATGACCGAGTTGAGTAATCCGAACATGGTTAGATCCTGTTCTTGATCGTAATGGGCGACACGAGCACCATGTCGGCCGGCGTGACGTACGACGCCAGTTCGAAGCACTTATCAGCGAGCCAGCACCATGCGTGCAGGGCTGGTATCTTGGGCGTAGCCATAGCAACTTCGCCATCATCATCGCCAGCGAACCATGCCGGCACGCCGAACAGCGTTCCTTCGTGCGTCAGGCCGGATTTGAGCGCTCGCGTCTTGGTGATGTAGAGCCAATCGAACATGGCGGGCCTCAGACCGGCTCGAGCTTCGTGATGCCGAACAGCGCGCCGTGCAGCCATTCCAAGGGCTTAGCCCACCACGGGCAGTACAGTTCGTATGCACCGCCGATGCCCGCGCTCGTCACTTCGGCCTTGATCGCCCGGGCGCGCATCCACCACTTGCGCAGCAGCGGGTGAAGGCCGGTTGCGGTTTTCAGTTCGTGCATGGCACACCTCAAATAAAAAACCGCCGTCGCATTACTGCGGTCGGCGGCGAAAGGTCTGGCGGGAAGCCGGACCGGGGAGACTGGAGCGGGCAGCGAGACTCGAACTCGCGACATCGAACTTGGAAGGATCGCGCTCTACCAACTGAGCTACGCCCGCATAAATGGTTGTGGCGGCCGGGATCTCCCAGCCCTGCGCGGGTGCGCTTGACCACATCGCGGAGCCCGGGGAACCTTCCCCATGCCCAGAGTCGAAAAGAGACAGGCCCCTCGATGTGGCGACTGGTTGCGCCAGTCAGTCGTGCGCCTCACGCGCCGCCGATACCTTCTTTCATTGCAGTCTCCAGAGTAGGTTTCTCCAACCTATTCGAATGGCGGGCTGGCGCCGGAGTAGCTTTTATTGGCCTTACCGGATGACGCCAAAGAAAAAGCCGCGCCCCCCCCTGTTGGTTAATCGCGGCTTTGGTGCCTCCGGGCTATCTGCACAGTAGGCGGACTAAATTGATACTATGTAAAATTCGCAGGCGAGCTCCGGCTTTAACGCGGGCCGGGGTGATTCGCCTGCCTCGGTGAACGGTGGCGCTTTCGCGCACATTACGTGGGCCGAGGGAACTTTGAAGTCTTTATTATGCTGCTAAGAACTCAGCAGTCAAGCGCGCACGAAAGATTTTTCACAGCGCGATCCCACCTGGCCGCGAAATCATCACACAGACGCCTGGCGATCCGAGCCATTGCGCACTTGACGGCCCTCTCGACGGCTCGCGCCTCCACTACTCGGCGAACGCAGGCGGCTTTGGCTTGGCGGCGTTTCACGGATACCTCCTCTTAGCTTCCGCCCACCGATCCGAGTTGATGAGCTGGATGCACTTGTTGGCCAGATCGCGGCGAGCTTGGTGGTTCTCGACCCATCCTCGGCCCTCGCGCCAGATGCGGGGCATGGGCGGTAGGGGTGTCGTTGGGCGGCGACTCACTCGCAGTACCGCCATTTCTTGTGATTCGTAAACGACACTTCTCGCCCATCGTCCGTCAGCACCGAGAATATCGGCACTTCGTCTTCGTCAGTAACGATCTCGTCAGCCACGTTCAGAAGGCCGCGAACGATCGAGCTATCGGGCATCAGCAGCTCGACTCTCTCGCCCGCATTTGACCAACACGGCCACTTATGAGGCGGCTCCCATTCGCTCATCACGCCGCCCTCTTCATCTTCGCCCCAGCCCGCGCCGAGTGCGCCTGGAACAGTCCTTCGAGCTCGCTCACCATGTCCTTTGTCAGCTCAACAACGAGCCGCCCGCCCTCGATTGGCGCGCGCCCCGATCCTCCGCACGCATGGCATGTCCTGCGATCCCGTGTCACCTTCGCGCCCTTGCAAGTCTCGCAATTCCCACCGAGCCAATGGGCCAGCGAGCGTTCCGCCACTTCATCGTACAGCTTGACCGCGGCGGCGATGTCCCATTCGTTCTTGATGGAGAGCCAGCGCCGCTCGCGGCCCTTCTTGTGGCATTCAGCCCTCCAGACGCGCAGCAGCCCGGCGAGGTTCGCGCTACCAGCCTCGAACGTCTTGTGCGGCACGCCGTCAGCATACTTCGCCCGAGCCAGCAGGGAGCCGAGAACTTCGCCGCCGGATTGATCGGCCAGCGCGGCAGCGGTCAGCGCATGGGTCGAGCTGTGGTGCTCGTCGTCCCGAAGGTCCGAACTGTTCACAGCTCTCACATAGCGTTCGACAAATGGCATGGTGTCTCCGGGACTAGCAACACCCGCATGCTACCACACTATGTCAAGCGAATCTAATCGCACATACTGTTTATACGGTTTGTTGTTAACCGGAGACGATTAGGCCCATCCCTGATTTGCGGCACGCCATATCACTAGATCGACGGTCGCCACCCTGTCGCCGCTTTCGCGGGCCAAGCGCTCGCACATGGCATGAGTTCCTTCTTCGCCAGCGATGCGCACGAGATGCCGGTCGGGCTTTGCAACGTCCAGACCGTAATTCTTGGCGAGGTGCCAGCATGTGATTCCGCCGATCCAAGGCAGACGCCGCAGGAATTCCATCTTGTCCGCGGCCTCCAGGTACTGGAATAGCAACTCGCTGCGATCGCGCCAAACCCGGTCAATTGCCGCCGCCTTGCCCTTATGCCCAAATACCTCTGATGCGCTGCCGCCGGCCTCAACAACGGGCCGAACTTTGAGCCATATTTTCTGCGCGATCTGGTTCTTCATACCCGAGTTCAGGACAACCCATGCGTACTCAGTCCAGAACGTATATGGATCCGATATGGGCTGGACGGTCTGAGACCACTCGATCTCGTGCCCGAAGCCATGCTCCTTAACCTTGCTGCGCAGCGCTTGATACCATTCAAGGCTGTGCAAAACCAACCCACTACCCTCGCTCATCTCATCCCCTCGCTTATTTGCACAACTCAAGCGCCTGATGCTCGGTGAATCCCTCTTTGATGAGCGCCAGGTTTCGCCCGCGTGATCCTCGCCTGTAGCTGGTTGGCCTCGATGTGCGCCGCGATGTTCTCCCGCATATCGCGCACAAGCTGCGCCAGTGCGACGCGCGACTTGTCCTCGTCCATGTGATCCCCTCGTTTTGCGCCGCCCTCATCGCCTGGCGGCTTGGCGTGGCTCTCAGGCCGGAAATCCGTCATGCTGCACGCCGTCGAGCAGCCGGCCGGCGGCTTTCTTGCCGACTCGGTGCATCAGGGTTCGACCATCTAGGCGAACGTAGCCAGCGGTCTGCAGGCGCTCCATGGTGTCGAACGGCGCGACGTAGCCTTGCGAGTACAGGAGTGCATTGCCATTCGGCAGCACGCCGGCACAGTCGTATTCGCGGATTTCCTCGCCTGGGTCCTGGGGCGTCCACTCGCCCCATTGCTTGAACAGGTACGGCACGCCAGCGGCCGCGCACTGATCGCGCAGGCTGCGCACCCAAGCAGGATGCATCGGCCGCGCGCCGGGGCCGCTCTCGCCGCCGGCGATGACCCAGTCGATGGTGGCTGGCGCCTGGTGGAAGCGATCGTCATCATGCTCCTGCAGCGCGTTGAATTTGTAGCCCTCGTAGTCCCACGGCTGGCGCAACTGGTCGTGCTCCGTGGGTACCGCGACGTTGCGCAGGTCGACCGGCCCGAGTAGCGGCTCCATGGACAGGAAGCGCACGCGCGCGGGTACCGCCAGCAGCTTCGGAAGATCGCGGTCGGCCTCCGCCTGGTTGCATATGGTCGCGCCCAGCCAGAGATTCGGCAGAGCTGCCATGTCGATTCCTTCAGGCGGATCGCTTTGCAGCATGGCGGCTGCGTTGCCTATGCGCTTGGTCAGCAGGAGCCAGTCGAGGTTCGGCGTGTCATGAATCAGGGCGAACAGCGCGGTGCGCCACAGCTGCGGCACCGCGTTGTCGAACACATCGGCCAGGCTGGCGCAGAACACCCGCTGGCGGCGGCCGTGCTTCGCGAAGAACTTCTCGTGCGCCGCGTTCCAGGCGAGCGGCTTGCGCCAGTTTGCGACGCTGGTCCGGCGCCGCGGCGCGCCCGGGCCCCAGTTGATCGCCACGCCACCGCTGAAGCGCGCGTTGCGCGTTTCAGCGTAGCAGTGGTCACACCCCGGTCCGACCTTCTGGCAGCCCTCCCACGGATTGAACGTGTGGTCGGTCCACTCAATATTGCTGTTCTCAGCCATACCCCTCCCTAGCTATTCTTGTTATGCCCCGCAACCGGGCGCGCGGCATGCCCTTAAACCTATTTCCCAGCCCTGAGCGCCTTCGTATAGCGCCGCTCACAGTCCTTGCAGCGCGTGAAATTCCCCGGCAGCATGATCCATGAGGTGTGTTTTGAAATCCGTCCGCAGGCGGAATCAGCGAAGCCGTTGATGTCCGGCTTTCCGTAGTAGTGCGCCACGTTGTGCCCCGCGACACCCCATTGCGGGAAGCCGATGCCCTCGGTCGGGCCACCACTCACGAAGCCCGTCACGACTCGCCCTTGTGAGGGAATATGAAAAGCGCCGGCCTCGCCCGGCACGGTAGGCGTTAGTCGATTGAAAAACTTGTTGTTCATACGCTTAGCACTCCTGTTCGATCAAACTCCACCACTCCATTTCGCCGTGGTCACCGCCACACCCAGCGCCGGCCACGCGTGCGACGACACGCCAAACAGCGGCCCGGGCTGTGCCTTGACGCCGATTTGAGGTGTTTTGCCGCCGCCAGTGCGCGGGAACAGGTCGATCAGGGCTTGGCGCACGTTCGGGTCCTTGGCGCGCGGATCACCGCAAAGGTGGAGCTTTACGTCGCGCCGGTATACCAACTCGACCGCACCCGGCTTATGCCATGCCTGCTGAAACCGGCCGATCCAGACGCAAGTCTCGAAGACTTCGCGCCCGACTGCCATGCCATAGCTGGCGATCATTTCGATGGCGAGCCGCCCGCGCGAATCGCCAACGGCGAGCAGCAGCACCTCGTTCTCCAACACGCCAGAGTCGATCACCTGCAGCTTCTCATCGTCGAAAATGCACCAGCCGGATTGCGTGGTTCCGGGGTCGATCGCCAGAATGTGGGTCATCGGCCCGCCTCCAGCTTGGCAATGACGGCACGGACGATGGCGCGGCGCGTAGACGTGTCACGGTCGCCGTCGTTTACATCAGCATCACCGCAGTAGAGGTAAGGACACTCTGCATTCACTGCCTCGTCCCAGTGCAAGACGTTGACTTCATGCTCCGCAATCAACGGCCCACAATCCCGCCAGTCGCCCGCCCAATCCGGCACCTTGGCCTCGTTGCGGCATTGCGGCTCGCCTGCGGGCGGGGTGCCGAGCAGTGCGCCGCCTACGTTTTTGATGTTTGTCCAGCCGAGCAGGGTTGCGAGACGATGGTTGAGGTCGAGGGCGGTCATTCGCTAACTCCGCGCTTTTGCAGATAGCACCACATGGCGAACGAGAAGAGCGCGAACGCGGCGGCTATCACCCGTGTTACCGGATACTCGGCCAGCGCCACAAATCCGAGCGACCAGCCCATCCAAAATGTCAGCATTGATTTCATTGCGATCCTTCCATCTGTTGTTTATCCCTCTGTTCCCTCAGCCACCTGTCCCGCGCCGGATTCGCTGGCGCCCTACCCCACAGCACGCAGAACTTCGCATCCCACCGCCTGAGCGGCGAGATTCCTGGCTCCCACTGGACGCCACACTTGCCGATGCCTTGGGTGGCTTGATCCGCGCAGTCCTTGATGCTGAAATCGCGGCAGTTGCCGCAGATGCGGGTCATGCCGCCCTCCGGAAGTCCTGCCAATCGAACGCGCAGATAAAGCTGTTCTCGTGCAAGCGGCTTACGATCCGATCCCCAATGAACTGGCCCAGCGTGTCGAGCGTCTGATTGCTGATGGCGACAACGGGCCGCTCGGCGTTGTACCGCTTGCTGATAACCTCGGTGAGCAGGATCTTGGCGTCGTCCTTGTCGCGGATCAGGTCGATCTCGTCCACGATGAGCAGGTCGTACTGCGCGAATTCCAGCATTGCCACCTCGGCGCTTCGCCCTTCCCGCCCGTAGCACGACTGGATTTCGCTAATCATCGAAGCGGCGGTCACGTACCGGACGGACTTCCCGTACTTGGCGATCAGGCGCTCTGCCAGTTGGGTAACCATCAGCGTCTTGCCGGTGCCGTTAATCCCTGTCATGATCAGCGCCGCCCAGCCCTGCTGGCTTACGATAAAGTCACGGAACGCGACCACCATCGCTGTGACGGCTTTCTGCTCGGGGGTCGTAAACCGCAATTGCGATCCCCGGTGCTTCGCTGGCAGGTCAGCGATCTTGTACAGGTGCTCCTGGCGCTTAGCCACAGCCGTGCTCACAAACTCCGCGGCGAGCTTCGCATCAAGGCACTTGGGGCAATGCCACGGCAGGCCGACGCGGGTCAGGATCGTTGCGGGACCGTGCTCGTCGCAGTTTCCTTCGAGCGGCGCGATCTGCCCAAACCGGCCAAGCAATGCACCCACAGGTTCCAGTTCGCTCAAAATCGAACCTCCTCATCAGGGATGGTTACGCCGTGCTTCGCCATACTTTGCTTCTGGGCGATCCGGTCGGCGGCACGATCCGCTCCGGCCATGTTGAACTTGCCGCTGGCCTGCGGACGCGCGCCGCGCTGCACCACGAGTCGGTCCCACTTCTCCCGCAGCGTCTTCGGGCAGAGCACGTTCCCGCGCCAGAACTTGTCGTTGTGCGCCCACTGGAACAGGTCACAGATTTCCCGGTGCGTGCGCCCGTCCTTATCGCGCATCCGGCGCACGTCCTCAGCCCATGTGGGCCATGCCGGCTCCTTCTTGCTGGGCAGGACGTTGAGGACTAAGCCGTACATCCACCGCGCGCACTTCTCGTCCTCGGGCGTGTAGCGTGGCGTCTTGCGGCGCTCGATACCCGGCTCGGTGATCTTGAGGGACACGCGGTAGCCGAGGGAGCGCAGGCGGGTGGCTTCGGCTTGGATGGTTGCGAGTTGGTCGGTCATGCGGCCAACCCTCCGAAGATGTCGCCCTGCTCCTGCTTGCGCGGCTCGGGCGCGAACAACTGGCCTTGCGCGACGGCTTGCTCGATGCGCTTGCGGGCGATCTCGAAGTACCTTGGATCGCGCTCAATGCCGATGAACTTGCGGCCAAGCTGGATTGCCGCAACACCAGTGGTGCCGCTGCCCATGAAGGGGTCGAGGATTGTAGGCGCGTCGCCTGCATGAAGAATCGCCCACGTCATCACCGCCACCGGCTTTTGGGTAGGGTGCTCCTTATTGCGGTAGTCCCCGCGCGCAAGCGGGTCATACGTGAGAACCCTAGCGTTGGCATCCCATGAGCACCACGCCATTTCGCACTCGGCGAAATCGCGGTTCTTGAACCCAGCCCCCTTGTCCCATACGAGAAAATTACGTGATGGAGGCAGAGGGAAGTAGTTCCCGCCAAAGATGACACTCCGCTGGCCGCTTGCAAGCATGGCGGCAAGCAAACCATCTGAGGGAATCTCGTTATCCCATCCATAATCCCCGGTCTTTTCTACCTTGAGCCGCCCGTATTTCCCTGTCCCAGCACTGGCGCCAATCCCATACGGCGGGTCAGTGATAACCGCATCCACTTTCCCGATCAGCGGCAGCACCTCCATGCAGTCAGCGCGGTACAAGGTCGCCCCCCCTATCGTGACTTTCTCAACGCCGGGCGGCAGCGTCGGTTCAGTTACAATACTTTCAGCCATGCTAATCCCTAGTCGGTTTTGTTATGGTCAGGGGCGATCCGATGGCAGTCGGTTGTCGCCCCGCTTTGTTACGCCGCCTTGATGAACTCATGGAACCGGCTAGCCGATTCGGCGCTGGCGAGCGTTACCACAACCTGATCGCCGTTTTGGCGAATCGACGTGATCTCGCCATCGAACTTGCGCGGCTTGGCCTTGGGCGCCACGGTCGATGCCGTGACCTTGCTCTTGCCATTCGCTTTTGCCTCAGCCAAGTTGTCACGGATGACCTGCCCGGCGCGGCTGCCGTGCTTCTTGACGATGTTCGCGGCGGTGGTGCTGGACACCTCGCCAGCGCGCACGGAGCTTTGCACATCGCTGTCGGCTTCAGCCAGGATCAGGCATTGCTCAACGTGCGTGACTGAGCGGCCTACGCGGTCAGCGATCTTCTTGCGATCCCACCCGAAGCGAATCAGCTTTGCGTACTGCAGCCCCGCTTCGAGCGGCGACAGCGGTTGACCTTGGGCGCTGGTCAGGAGGTGCGCCACGCGGTCAGCATCGTTGCCGCGGAACTGGACCGCCGACATGCTCTCGATTTCCACACCTTCCGCGATCAGTTCGCGCACAGCGATCAGGCGGTGCTCGCCGTCGACCATGACGATGTGGCCGGCATCGACGCGGACGTAGATCGGCGGGATCGTTGCGCCATTGCGAATCGCGGTCTTGAACTGCTCGACGTTCTCGCGCGAGATCGGGCGGTTGAAGCCCGGCTCGACTTCGATCAGGCGCGGATCGACGCGGAAAATCGTCTCCTTCGCCACGCCGTCGCCGTGGATCTTCTTCTCTGCCGCCACCTTGAGTGACACGAATTCTTGTTCTGCCATCTTCTTCTCCCTAGTTGTTGAAAGTGTTGTTACATCAGTGCAGAGAACCACTGTTGTGGCTTCTTGGTTGCGCTTTGCGCCCGGTCGCGCGCCCGATTCCGCGCCAGGAACAGTTCGTTGGCGAGCGGGTCTTTCCTGATGCGTTCGCGGTACGCGCGCTGCGCGATCTTGTTCGTGATGGGCGCGGGCTTTGGCGCGTTCTCGCCTTTGCCCCAGCGGTAGCAGGCGCACCAGTGGCGCACGCCGGAGCGCTTCCACCGCTCGATGCGAATCTGCCCAAGTGCCATGAGTTCGCGGATATACCGAAGCATCGCAACGTGGCCGATGTGGACCGCCCCGGCCAGTTCGGCGGCAGTCATAGCGCGGGCCTTGAGCGCTTTTTCGATGGCGTCGAGACGGCGAACGGTTAGCGTGTGGGACGGATTCATGCGCCCTCCGGCACCGTGAGGTCGGTCATTTGCATAGTCCAAGCCTTTCCTTTGCCTCGGCCAGCAGCTCCATCTGCGTGCCGTACTTCGCCTCGAAGCGAGCTTTGTTGCCATGTACGCTGATGCGCCCAAGCGGGTCGGTGTCGTCCTGTTGGTGGTGTGGGCCGCAGAGCGGCAAAACGAGCATGTGCGCGCCAGGCTTGGTACGCCCGTCTACGTGGTGCAGGGACACAACCGGGTTATGCCAGCCGTCCTTCCTGCACGCGATGCACCCGAGCGAGGCGATGGCGTCCATGAACCGTCTTTCCTCGGCGGTCGGCGGTCGGCCCTTCATCCCGCGAGACCTCATGCGGCGCACGGCACCGGCCTCTTTGCGGTCGGCGCGCTTGAACGCGGTGGCCTTGAGGGGCGTCTTGCGCGCCAACGGCTTGCCCTGTTTGAGAGCGCTCCGCTTCATGCCAGCACCCACGTAACGGAATGCTCGCGCTCGAAATGACGCCTTAGCTTCCCCTCCTGCTCGAGCGTCAAGCAAGCCTCGTGCAGCCACTTCTGGTCGATCTTGTCGCCGTGTTCGCAGTTGCGGTAGGTCTGCACCTTGCCGGCGCGTGCGATCGCCAGCAGCTCGTTGCGCCAGTCCTGCTCAGCCACCGGATCGCCCGCCTTGACTGGTATTCCTACCTTGAAGCGGGTCAGGTGCCAGCCGCGGCATACCTGGCAGCGGTAGACCGACAACTGGTCGGTGTTCTGGTGACGCTCGATGCTGCTCGCTGCGGAGGCACGAGCCGTGATCTCGTCCGGATAGCGGCGCTTGCGGGCGCAGACCAAAGCGGCCTTTTGGTCCACCGGCGGCTGCTGCGGTCGGGATGACGAGCGGAGGTAGTGGCGCTTCATGCTGCGCCTTTCGCAAACGGGCGATGTTCCTTGTTCGCCGTCTTCATCATCCGGTCATACAGGACAACATTGACAGCCGCAGCGAGATTCATGCAGCCATTCGTCGGCACATAAACCACATCGCGACACCACGACAGAACACCCTTACCGAGCGTCCCATCCTCCGGTCCGAATACATAGAAAGCCCGGTCAGGGTGCGTGTAGGTCGTGAGTGGGCGCGCGCCCTCCACAAGGTCAATCGCCACCGGGACGCAGTCGAAGGGCACGACTAGGCGGAGGTCGTCGGCCTCGATCAGCGGCAGATGGCGCCAAGCGGACATCGTGTCCGTTGCAGCCCTCTTGAAGCGACTGCCAGTCATCGCCACCATTGCAGCTTCGTAGCAGCCTGCCGCGCGCAGCACAGAGCCGACATTCGCCGGAGTCTTCGGGTTATGCAACCCGATTGCCGAATAGCCTCTCATCACGCCACCCGATAAACAGTAGCCCCACCCCTGCGCGACCACTCCGGCTCATCGTCACGCGGAATGCGCTTGGGCGGCGAATAGGGCTTACGCTTCATCATGTTGATGCTGCGCGGCTCCGCGACCTTGCCGACGTAGCGTTCCTTTGGCTTGGCGTCCAGGTACTCGCGGGCGAAGTCGGTCAGGGCGATGCGGTCGTTACTCCGAGTCAGCCAGCCGGCGTCGATGGCGCGGTCGAGGGCCGATGCTCGGTTGCTGGCCCTTGCGCCAAAGTCGATGAGGGCGAACAGATCGCGCTCCATCATCGGGCCATCGCGGTGGATCAGCTCAGCGGCTTTATAGGATGCTTGGCTGGGGCGCGGGATGCGGGCGGATGTGGGCGTCATGCGGCTTCCTTAATAGCTGCGCGTGTCAGGGGCGGCCAGGAGATTGAATGCTGCTGCTGCCACTCGTGGAACTTGGCCGTTGCGTATGGCGTCAGTTCGGTCCAGCCGATGGGCCACCCCATTACCAGCTCTTCGAACTCTGGTAAACACATCGAGCCAATGACGGTCCCACGCAAAGGGTTGCTGCTGCCCCCCCATTCGTCGATCCTGCCCATGGTGTTGTTGGTTCCGCCGTTGACGCCGCTCGGGGTGGGTAGCGAGGATCCAGATGCGGTCGCGCTGGTGAGCAAAGCCGGCTTCTCGAGCTCCCAGCACTCCCCATCTCGCATGAAACCCCATCGCGGCCAGGTCCCCGAGAACTCGTCCGAGTCCCCGAGAAGTGAGCATTGGGCTGTTTTCCAGCAAGACCCCTTCGGGCTCCACTTCGCCAATAATCCGCGCACCTTCTGACCACAGCCCGCTTCGCTTGCCGTCAATTCCGGCGCCCTTTCCGGCGCAGCTGATGTCTTGGCACGGAAATCCGCCAGATACGACATCAACAATTCCGCGCCATGGGCGTCCGTCAAAAGTCGTAACGTCAGACCAAATAGCGAAAGGTCGGAGGCATCTATCGTTTTGCCTCTGCGCCAAAACTTGTGCGGAGTGGGCATCACGTTCAACTGCGCACACGGTTCGCCAGCCAAGGAGGTGCCCGCCGAGTATTCCTCCACCAGCGCCTGCGAAAAGAGCCAGCTCATTCATTTTCCTTTCCCAGCTACGATGGCTTGAAGTTCGTGGTTCCAGGCGCCATCCTTCCCGAGCGCGCCAGTTGCATCCACCCATTTGGAAAACTGCTGGAGGCGCTCAGAAGGCGCTGAATCGGCTGACGCATTGGTCTGGTTAGCGTTGAGGGTGTCGCGTGGGGAGTGCGGAGCACTGGAGGTCATATTCATGCAGCCACCCTCCCCGCCCAAAACGCAGCATGCAACGGCTCATGCACCGGCAGCACATTGAGTGCCCTTACCGGGTAGTGCGCGTCATCAGCCAGGATATGGAAACGGCGGCCGGGCATAACGACCGCTCGACGGGTTGGCGCCTTCGCCTCGAACGAAGCCTCAGCTGCGAGGAACTTCTCAATTTGCTTCGCGCTGGCGCTCAGCTTGTAGACCGGCTGACCCACATTGCCGAACTTGGTCGGCTCACGGCGGGCCAGTTCAACGATGTGATCGGCCATCAGCGGCCCGAGGTACTTGCGCAGGCCGGACGCAGATATGCGCATCGTCTCGCAGATGTCCTGCCCGAGCATTTCGCCTTGGCTCAAAAGCTCGGTGACGCGCCGCATAGCTGCGATTCTCTGCACGGTGTTGCGGCGAAGGGGTTTGAGGCGGCTGGTCATGCTGCGCCTCCGATCTGCTCGCGCGCGATTGCCAGCAGGCGCACGTCGGCCTTGGTGAGAACGTCCAGCAGCAGGCGCTTACCCTTGCTTTGGTTTTCAAACCGCCACTCTGGGCGCATGTTCGTAAAGTGAAAGCAAGCCTTCTGCTGTATTGGGTCGGTCAAATTAAAGGCCGCGCAAGGTATTGCATGGTCTATGTGCCACCCGAAGTAGCCGTAATTCGCCCAACTCATACCCGGCTTGAAGTGTGATTCCAGATGCCGTGCGAACTCCGCCGCAGAGCATCCAAGGAGACTGATTGTTGACGCCGACTTAGAGATTCCGAGCAGCGTCTTCCGCATGCGCACACGCAGATTTCGCGCGATCTTTGCCGCAGGATTGGCGATCTCGTTCTTTCTCTTAGCGATTTTTGCTTTCATCCGTGCGCCCGAATTTTTCCGGCGCTCACGATTGGCTTGAAGAATCCTGGCCTTAAAGGTGGCATCGGTGTCGTAGCGCAACTTCCACGCGATTTTGTACTTGCCAGAGGCGCGCGCGACTCTTGCGGCCTCGATAGCGGCATTACGGTTAGAGAGATAATTCTCCCTTCTCACGATGGACTGGCATTCTCGGCAGTGGTTGTGCAGCCCGTGCCGACCGGATGATGACTTATTAAATCTCGAAAAATCCAAGGTTAGCGCGCACCTTGAGCACCGCTTTGTCTCGGACAGTTCCTCGGCCGCGATTTGGATCGGCGTACATTCAGTGCGGGAGCTAGTTTTCACCTTGCGCGCCAACTTCATCGCTTCGAATGCGAGAGTCATGCTGCACCGCCTTTCATCGCCGCCACATCGCCAGCCGCCTGCAGCGCCGCATACCGCGCGTTCATCGTCGCAAGGTCCGCTTGCAGTTCTGCGATGCGGGCCAGCAGAGCTTTGTCGCTACCCTCTTCCAGCTTGGCGTGCAGCTCGTCGGTCACGGCGCATTGGGCGAAGTACATCTCCTTCCAGCTACCGGGAGTGGCATCAGCGGCCAGCAAGCCAGGCGCGTCTTTCAGGTGCCCTGCGCACTCGCGCAGATCGGTGTCGAGTTCCACCGGCAGCTTGGCGAGGAAGCGACGAGCCTTGTTGATGTCGATGGTGCTTGCGACAGGCTCGGCCGGCTCCGCGTGGTGATCGCACGGCTTGCCGAAGGTGGTATTCGTGCCGGCGCATACCGGGCAGTCGGTCGGCGCGCCAGCGAGCGAGACTTTGCCAGAGCCTCCGCAGGTCGCGCAATGCTCGGCATCTTCGCCGCTACCCCATCCACCAGCGCCGAGGCAGGCGCTGCACATGACCTTTACCGATGCCGCGGCAGCTTGGTTATCGCGCTTGAGCGATTCGATCCCCTGCGCGACCTTGTCGAAGTGCGTCAGCCGGTCGGCAAATTCGGACTTGCGTGCGGCTTCGCCCACTTGTGTCTCTTGTGTCATAATTCCCTCGCTTGAGATTTACCGGCCCGTTCGCAGCGGGCCTTTTTTATGCGCGGACGAATTCGTTCTTGTCGTCCAGGCGGTAGGCGGCGTCCGGCTCCAAACCGCCCTCGCCGATGTAGCCGACTTTCGTGCGATAGCGCTCAGCTTTCGCATCCCAATACCTGATTCGGATTTCGCCGAGCTTGCCTGCGGTGGCGGTGCCGCTGTCGCCTGCGGTGGCGGTGCCGCTGTCGCCTGCGGTGGCGGTGCCGCTGTTGCCTGCGGTGGCGGTGCCGCTGTCGCCTGCGGTGGCGGTGCCGCTGTCGCCTGCGGTGGCGGTGCCGCTGTCGCCTGCGGTGGCGGTGCCGCTGTAGCCTGCGGTGGCGGTGCCGCTGTCGCCTGCGGTGGCGGTGCCGCTGTAGCCTGCGGTGGCGGTGCCCCTGTAGCCTGCGGTGGCGGTGCCGCTGTAGCCTGCGGTGGCGGTGCCGCTGTCGCCTGCGGTGGCGGTGCCGCTGTCGCCTGCGGTGGCGGTGCCGCTGTCGCCTGCGGTGGCGGTGCCGCTGTCGCCTGCGGTGCCGGTGCCGAACGCACCGACAACGATTGATTGTTCGTCACCAACAGAGCGCGTCGCGCCGATAATGGCAACACTGGCCGCACGGGGCTCGTTCACCAGCAGGAAGTCGGTTGCACCCTTCTTGTCACCGACAAATCGCACCGTGCCGCTCGGGAATTTGCACTTCCCGCCGAGCATGACGATGCTGGACTCTTCGACCTCGACCGCGAGCCACTTGGAGTCGGCATCGAGGTAGCTGCTGCAGCCGTAGTCGCCTTGCCCATACAGCCAGCCGTGCAGGCCGTTGCCGCATTCGTCATTGGCGATCCAGTCGGGCGCAGTCGCAACCTCGCCGACGCCGGGCCACACGAAGCCGTTTTGGCTCGACATATCAGCGCGGCAGGTGCGCAGCACGAGCGCGGTATTTTTCTTGGTCATTTTCTCTCCCTAGTTATTGGTTATTTCTGTTTCCCGAACAGGCGCTGGTAGGTTTCCAGGCTCATGACGTGGCCGGGCTCGATGGGCAGAGGTACGCCGAGGTGCTTGCAGACCTCCGCCACCGAGAACTCGCCGCCAGGGGCATCAACACCATCGACCAGATCACACTCTGCGGGCTCGCTCGGCGCCTGGCCGAATCCTGCGGGGCCGATCATCCAGCCCTTCCGTCAAGACGGGCCGCGACCAGCTCGTAATAGCGCGCCAGGAATGCGACCTTGGCTTCCGCTGGCAGCAACGGGGTGATGGTTTCGGCCAAGGGCGTGACGCCTTCGAGAATCCCCCAATCGGTCGCGCGCCGAGTCATCAAGTCGCGCTGCTCGGTGGCGAGCATGATGATGTCGGCCACCTTGACCTCGGGCGGAAGCTTCGGGTCAACGCCAAAGCGCGCGAGAACCGCATCTTCGACACGCTTTTCGATGACTTTGTAGTCAGACAGGAGTGCCTTCAGCGGGCGGGACACATCACCAATGAATGCCTCGGCGGCGTCGTGCAGCAAGCCCGCCAACGCGTGCTGCGGCGGCACGAGATGGCTCACCATCACCGAATGCTGAGCGACGGAATAAAAGGTGCGTACGTGGCCGGTGAATCGGCAAATGTGCGCCAATCCGTGAGCCACATCCTCAATACCGAACTCGGATTCATGCGGAGTGAGAAAGTCGAAGTAGTTGCCGGAATGGGTCAGGATGTCAGGGCGCAGCCGCGCATCCGTTGGATGTGCGTTGCTCATGCTTCACCGCCCACGAAGCCGCGAATCGTCGCCACCGGAATCCCGGCGATCTCGTGGCACTTCAAGATGAAGCTCGGGCCGACCGGCAGCTTGTGGTGGCGGATCTTCGACAGGACGGGCGGCTGGACCTTGAGCGAACGCGCAAGGGCGGCGTCGTTCTTCGCTTTGAGCGCGGTGGCTACCGCATCCAGCAGGCCATTCGGGTTGTAGCTGTCTTCTTTCATGTTGACTCCCTTGTTATTGATCAAAGCCCGAGACAGACTCAGGGGTTATCGTGTAACTGCTGGGGAGTCTTTGCTCCCTTGGGGCTACGAAAAAAATTAGATGGCGCGCAGCTGGGCCTTCCCAGCGATTGCGGACTTCAGGTCGCGCGCGGCCTGGTCGTGGGCCTCTCGTGCCTCCTCGACTTCGCGCAAAGCCTTTTGCAAGACTTCAACCGGGGCGTCAGCGGTCACACCGACGAGTGCGATTTGGGCCTCGGCGCCCTCTTTCATCATTGCCTTGAGGTCGCTGGTCGCATCGAAGCCGACACCCTCAACGTCCTCCGAACCGCGGGCTTCGACGCCGAGCGGGCGCAGCACCTGGTTGAGCACATGGATGCGCAGTTCCATCGGCAGCGCGGCGAGAATCGACGGGACCATGTTGGCCGGGAGGTTGCCTTCATCCAGCCAGCGGAAAATCTTCTGAGCCGATTTCTTGGCGCGGTCGTAGGCATCGCTACCGGAGAACTCGAACGCAATCTCGGTTGCCTTGTCTGCGCTCATCTTCTCGTGCGCCTCCACGATGGCGATTGCAATAGCCTCGCGGCTCAGGCGGTTGGCCGTGCGGTACGCTTCGATCTCCGCGCGGAGGATTGCGGCCGGCGCCTGGAATTGAAGAGCACTCTTCATGACTTTTTCCTTTTAGAAAGCTAATCTGGCAACACTTAAACGGAGACTGCTATGACGACTGCCCTGAACTGCCTACCTAAACTTGCGACCGCGCAAGGCGGGCTATTTCAGGTTGGATACGCTGGGAGGCTTGCGGCCGGGGCGGTCGGGTCCGAGGATCTCGCGCATGAAAAGGCTCGGATGATCGAGCTTGACTTGGGCCGGTATGCCTCGGGTCATCCAGTTCTGAACCCGCTGCACTCCGCCCTTGGTCTTGTCGTACCCGAGCAGTTCGCACGTCTTGGTTGGCCCACCCAGATGCTCAATGAGCTCTCGGTCCGCCTTGATTTGGTCTATGGTGTCCATAACCAACATTAAACACCGCGTTTAAAAATAAGTCAAACACTATGTTGAACAACGGGATGTTTAGTTGCGCGATGATGGCGCCCTTGTCACAGAAGCTAAAACTAGGGAAGCCGGGGATGCACGAGCAAATGGCTCGCCTCTATGAGGCGGCGGAAGAACTCTGCGGTGTTGTTGGGCAGAGCGCGGTCGCGCGCCTGCTTAACGTCTCGCCTCAGCGCCTGGGTAACTGGGAAGACCGCGGCATGTCATCGGAGGGGATGCTGGACGCGCAGGAAATCATCGGGTGCAACGCTGTATGGATCCGGAAGGGAATCGGGCCAATGCGAGTGGGCGAGCCAGTGCCGGTCCCGAGCGAGCGTCCACGCGACGCCCTTGCCGAGGCCCTCAGGCTCACGACTGAGACAGCTGCCGAACTGCAGATGCTAACCGTCTACCGCCTTTCTAACCAGCCGAATAGAGCGACGATTGATATCGCCGTTGACGCTGCGCGAGAAGCCCTGAGCATCGCCACAGTTCTCAACAAGCACTAGGGTGGCTGGTGCAGGGAAGTTTCTCGCGAGGCCGCGCGCGAGTGTCAGTAGCCTCTCTTGCGCGAATGGAGTCATAGCACAGAACAGGGACTGGAGTTCGGATTGGTGCGGCATGGTTCATTCCCTCGTGGAACGGATTCGCTTCCGGTACGGAAAATATATCGGTAGGAACAATCCTACGCAAAGAGAATATGCGGAGTTTTCCGCGCTTGTTCAGTAAATACTGTAACCGACTGTCACCACTACTGCTATTTGGTTCTTTCTCTCCCCTCTATGTTCAAAATCTATTAGGGGTTCATTGCCGATTGTAACAAGCTGTAAAAATGACCCTGTTATGGAGCCAAAAACAACACTTCGGTTGCTATTCGCGCAACAATCGCGCGATGAAGAAAGATGCGACACAGGAAGATTGGGTCAAGAGGACGGCGCGCTTTCCGCCTGACCTATTTACGGAGTTAGCTGCAGCAGCCAAGCGAAACGGGCATTCGTGGAACGACGAGGTTGTAGCGCGCTCGCGGATTGACCAGCTCGCGCAGCTGCGCAAAGAAATTGCCGAGCTAAAGACAATGGTTCGAGAGGTGCTGGACCAGGTGAGGAAGTAGGCGAACGGCACGCCTTGCTGCCGGATTCGATCGGTGTCGCATCCATGAAGAGACTTTTCATTGCGGTTCTTTCGCTGGGCATATTTGCATCTGCAGCTGCGGATGAGGGCAAACAAAATCCCCTTGACCAGTTCCGCGAACAAACGAACTACCACCTCTTAATGTGTCGGCTAAAAGAGAGGCTTGCGATCAATACGTCTCAGCTCGGCGAGGAGTCCAACCCTGTCGCAGAAATTGGCGCGTGTATAAGAGACGCGAAGAGCCAGGCGAAGAGGTATTTCCCTGCGGCGTTAAAGGTCGCATCGAAGCAGCCGGCCGCCGGGAAGCTATTGAAGGACTACTACGCATCATGGCTCACCTCGCTCAACGGCGTTATGCCATCGCCCACTGAGCGAAAGATCGATTACGAAAGGCGCCAGGATGACGCTGATGCGAAGCATGACGCGATTTGGAACCGTCTCGAGGTTGAGCTTGGGCATTAGAGGAGGCAATATGAGACCGCTTGGGCATGCTTTGATGCTTACGGCCTGCATGGGTGTTACCGCATCTACGTTTGCGCAGACCTGGGAATGCATGACCGATTCCGGCCACACCTATAAGTCCAGTCAGGACGTTCCGAGCGACCGATGTAAGTTGGCTGGCGATGACTCCCCATATCCGCCCGACCGTCGCAAAGCACGCCCAAAGGCGCGCCACAAAGTTGCGCCCAAGCCTGGCGTGAGCCTCGGGATGACAATGGTCGAGGTTGTTTCAAAAACATCATGGGGCCGTCCTGAGCATGTCAATCGAACGATAACGCGCTACGGCGTTCGCGAGCAGTGGGTGTACGGGGGCGGCAATTACCTCTACTTCAAAGACGGCATCCTGACTTCGATCCAAAATTAACGTGCGCGAGAAAATCAGGAGTTGGTGGCAGGGCAGGCAGGAAGATGATCCTGCCTACGGGCCTAGCGGGCCGTTCAAGCGCCACTTCACGTCGCGTATTGCGAGGTGCATCGTCTCGTTTATCGTGTCCGACTGGCGGTGGCTGGTCACCACCGCAATCGCTGCCGTTGCCGCTGTAGCCTCGGTTAGCGGCCTACGGGGTTAGCCTCGTCTCGCAGTAGAGGTATCCGCTTTTTTCGTGCCGCCACCGGCTTGCCTGACGCGTCGCGGTCATAGTCCAAAATCTCGACTTCGTCTTCTCGAAGCTCGGTCCGAGTGGCGAAGAAGACCATGAGACCAAACCCGATTGCTGCAATAACGCCTCCGGTCATGGTTCCCGCGAGTGCAACCCAAAAGATTTCGCTCATTTAATTCTCCAGGCCCCGCCAGCCGGGGCTCGCTTGCCCACAATGGGTCGCATCACGCCGGCAGCGCCGGCCGTTTTTGCCTCTCACCCTCTATAGGTACTGTTTAAGTACTAATTCTTGGCTGATCTAAGAGAAAACCTCAGATCAACAGCTACCTAAGTTATCCCAGCAGAGCCTCGGTTCTCAGGCGTCACCCTCCCAAAGGCCAGCTAGAAAACTGGGCCTCCGTGGAGAGCGACGTATCCCATGCTTTCGCCTTCGGACACATGCTTGTTGGCAGACTTTCGAGTGTCTCCACCCGCCCCGGCGCGCTCTACCCCTACCACCCACGCGTTGCCCTTCCGGTCGTCCTTGGCCTCTTCGGTCTAGTCGTCTGCGGTTTCCCCTACCTGCTCTAGACCTGCGCCCCTATCAGAACTGACGGGACGCAACAATTTTACCGCGTTTTTAAACATAGTGTTTGCATTACGAATAAACATAGTGTTTAATAGAGTCATCGGCGCAACACAACCCACCGGAGCGGCCCATGACGAGCACCAAGCCAAGCAAGGAACAGGTCAGGCAGTTCATGCAGCAGCGCCTGGTGGAGCACAAGCCGCCGCCATCTCCACAGGAGATTCGGGAGCAGTTGGGCTGGGCAATGCTTTGGGATAGATCGAAATGGAGTGGCGAAAGATGAAAGCAAGCGACGTGGCGAATAGAGCAGCTGATCCGGATACCGGCCCAATCGACGCCCCAACTTGGCGCGGGAAGACGGTCCGCCAACGTTTCGAGGTCAAGATTCGCATCACACCAGGATGCTGGCTCTGGACTGGGGAGAAGGGCGGCAAGGGCTATGGTCGGATGACGATCGCGAAGAAATACCTCATGGCGCATCGCCTTTCGTACGAGCTGTACGTAGGCCCGATTCCATCGGGGATGATCATCTGTCATACCTGTGATAACCCAGCGTGCGTAAACCCCGACCACCTTTGGCCTGGAACGGACAAAACGAACGCTGAGGACAAGATGGCAAAAGGCCGCTGGGCATGCGGAAAGCGAGTGCCAGGGCAGGAGCTGTCATATGCGCGGCTTAGCGATGAGGATGTCTACGCCATTCGAGCTGATGGGCGCTACCTCAAGCTTATCTCGGAAGAATACGGAATATCAGCTGCTCATGTGAACCAAATAAAGACGCGCATCAGATGGCAGCACTTACCTCCGAGAGGGGATGAGCGTGACAGCCCCGATGGCAGGAAGCGACCACGCGGAACAAGTATCAAGCAGAGCGCCGGGCTGCGGCCCAACCCACGCCCTTCGGCCAGATGAATGCACCACTTCTCCGTAACGATCCAGTTCGAGCATCAGACCTACCGGGCGACGGCGTGGACTACATCGCCGCAGCGCGCATACGACCTGGCGCTGATCGACGCGCGGCTACGGCAGTACTTCGGCAAGGTCGTTAGCTGGGACGCGGAAGACATCACGCCGGACGAGATACCGGAAGACATCAAAGCTCGATTCAACGCAGGACAGAACTAGGAGAAATCATGGCAGAGCGCACGCAAGGGAATATCGAGATTTGCAGGGATCATCCGAATCCGGAGACGGCGGAAAGCCTCATCCATCTGCGCCCAGTCGACCGCGCATGGCCTTGCGACGAAATAGCAAGCGTGTACTGCGCTCGCGTCGGAACCGAGCAAGAGGCGAACGCCGAGTTCATCGTGCGCGCCTGGAACTCACATGACTCTCTCGTGAATGCACTGACCCTGCTTGCGGAGAAGGTCGAGGCGAGTGGCGGGTCGCTCGCATTTCGAGATGAGCTGACCCATGCTCGCGCTGCCCTCGCCGCCGGCGGCGAAGCCTGATCCAGTGACGGGACCAAACATGACCACCCCAACTAATCCGCTGGCCCGCTTCATCAGCGAAGCGCAAACGATCCTCGCGGACCACGACCGCCTGACTGGCCCTAGCAAGGCCGACACGATCAAGAAGCTTAACGACCTGCTGCGCGGGCCGGAAGCGAATGCCGCCCTGCTCCACGCGGACGCACACGTCAACAAGAAGGTTGTCGAAGTTCGCTCGGCATTCGTCCCAGCACTCGAAGCGGCGCAGCACAAGCTCGGCGAGCTGCGCGGCCACTACGACGGCCTACAGGGAGTGTCAATCGATCGCGTTGTGCAGCAGGTCGATGTGGCGCTGGTGTTGGCACGGACTGGCAAATAACAAGACGACAAGGAGAAGGCGATGAGCAAGGGATTGGATTTGACCGGCGAACTGATCGAAATCGGGCGACTCGCGAGCGAAGATGGGTTTGACGGCGCTGTCGTCCAGCGTCCGGATGGATCGCACGTCACCATCAAAGGACTGCGCATCGACGAGCTCAGGAACATGGCTTCGTGCTTCATGGCTCCGGTGAGCGTAACGATTGCGAGTGTGGCATGACCTACCTCATCACCACCCGCACGGCAACGACCGTGCAAACCTACGTGGCCATCGGGGATCGCAATGCGCTGATGGATGCGGCCTACTCCGCGGGTGCGCTGGGCATCTTTGTTCGGGTGCTGCTGTGAACCGCGCCAACTCACGCGCCTGGCTGCTGACTCTTCTCCTGTGGCCGCTGATCGGCGCTGTGTCGCTGGCTGGTTGCGCACCGCGCACGACTGATATTGCCAACGGGAGTGAGGTTGCTTATGACCCTGTGGTTTATCAGGACAAAGCGACCGGCTGCGAATATCTGAGCACAGGTCAATTTAGCGTGCTGACCCCGCGCATCGCCGCAGATGGCCACACCCACCTTGGATGTGGGTCTATTAAATAGATAACGGAGAGTTCACTTGCGGAACGCCAGAAAATACGTCGATGTAGTTGGAATGAAGTCCGAGCGACTCACCGTTATTAGGGAAATCGAGTCGATTGGGAAGATTCGCCGCGCCTTGTGCGCATGTAGCTGTGGCACTCAAAAGCAGGCGTCATTGCTTTCTCTTGTGAGCGGCCGAACTAAGAGTTGCGGCTGCTTGCAAAGAGAGATTAGAGCGAGCGCCGGGTCGAATTTGACGACTCATGGGCTGAGTGGCACGCGCACCCACAGAATCTGGAAGAACATGAAGACGCGATGCGAAAACCCGAACCGAAAAGCATGGGCATGGTACGGAGCGATCGGGATAAAGGTTTGCGACAGATGGAGCAAATCCTATACAGCCTTTCTTGAGGATATGGGGGAGGCTCCAGAGGGGTTGACACTGGATAGGATCGATTCGTCAGCGAACTACGAGCCTGGCAATTGCAGATGGTCCACGCGACACGAGCAAAGCAGAAACACCAAGGCGAATATCAATATTACCTATGGCGGAAAGACAATGTGCCTAAGGGATTGGTCAACCGCTCTCAATGTTCCGTATTCGAGGCTCAAGTCGCGACATTACGCAGGCTGGGAGGTTGAGAGAATGTTCAATGAGCCAGCCCAAAAACATCAACGAAAAGGAGCCTCGCAATGATCCGTCGATTCGCACAAGCCCTCGTCGCTGTCTTTGCCCTGCTGGTCCTGATCGCAGAAGTGCAGCGGCACGATGCCCAGGACGAGAAGGCAGTTCGCGCCGTCGAGTATGCCGACCTGGATCAGTTGCCGCAGCAAGGGTGGATGAAGTGACCCTGCTCCGCAAAGTCATCAGCAATCGGAGGTGCGGCCTGCGATGGCGGGAGGCGATGCGGGCAGCGGTGTTGGATAGACAAATAACGAAACTTAAGGGGAAGTGAAATGAATGCAGCAACCGGCCAGCGCGCGCTGGCAGTAACGGAAGGCTTCGGCGAGTCGCAATCGAACTACGCTGTTGTCGAAACCGCGTCGACCATGATGGCGGCGCAGGGCAAGGCGATGGTCGAGGCGCGCTATGTCATGGCGATGCGGAACCCGCGCAATTGGGATCAAGTCCGCCTGGACATTCTGACCGAGTGCCGCCGCCCGTCGTTCGCCAACAACAAGAGCGTCTACTACGTCAAGCCCATCGGCAATGGCGTCGAAGGTCTCGGCATCCGCTTCGTGGAATCGGCCTTGCGCCACATGCGCAACGTCCTGACTGAGCCAATCATGATCTTCGAGGACGACGCCAAGGAGACGCACCGCGTCACCGTGACCGACCTCGAGGCAAACATCACCTATTCCATGGATGTGAAGGTGTCCAAGACCGTCGAGCGCAGCAAGCCGATGGACGATGGTTCCTACATCTCCATGCGCCTGAATAGCTACCGCAAGGCCGTCTACACCATCCCGGCGCAGGACGATGACCTGCTCAACAAGCGCGGCGCCCTGATCTCGAAAGCGGTTCGCACGCTGGGCCTGCGCGTAATCCCCGGCGACATTCAGGACGAGGCTATCGAGGTTATCAAGGCTGTTCGCCTGGATGACGCGGCCCGCGATCCGGCGGCTGAGCGCAAGAAGGTCGTTGACGCATTTGGCGCGCTCGGCGTCAAGGCGGTCGATCTCGTGGAATACCTCGGGCATGACCTCGACCAGTGCTCGCCGGCCGAGCTGGTGAATCTGCGCGGCATCTACGGAGCAATCCGTGACGGCGAGGCGACGTGGGTCGAAGTCATGGATAACAAGGCGACGCAGGGCGAAGGGAAGAAGGCTAGCGACAAGGCGGGTAAGACGCTGCCGACCTGCTCCGCCGAGGACTTCGAGGCCAAGAAGGCCGAGTGGCGAGAGATCGTCATCGGCAAGAAGAAGACCCCGGCCCAGCTGATCGCGACGATCCAGACGCGCGCGCTGCTGACCGACGAACAGAAGACCACGATTGACTCGTGGGCTCACGAGAACGACTAAACCAAGGACTGTAATGCAAACCCACGATCTCATCCAGGGCAGCGCGGACTGGCACACCTACCGCGCCAACCACTTCAACGCCAGCGATGCGCCGGCAATGATGGGCGTCTCGCCCTACAAGACCCGCTCGGAACTGATCCACGAGCGCGCGACCGGCATCATCAAGGAAGTTGATGTCGCTACCCAGGCGCGATTCGATGACGGCCATCGCTTCGAGGCGCTGGCTCGCCCGCTGGCCGAGAAAATCATCGACCAAGACCTCTACCCCGTTACTGGCTCGCTGGGGGAGTTATCTGCATCGTTCGACGGTATCACCATGGACGAGCGCATCATTTGGGAGCATAAGTCCCTCAACGGTGACATCCGAGCCGCGCAGGCGGTGGCTGATCTCGGCCTGCACTACCACGTTCAGATGGAGCAGCAGTTGCTTGTGGCCGGCGCTGAGAAGGTGCTGTTCATGGCGTCGAAATGGGATGACGACGGCAACCTGGTCGAGGAAAGGCACTTCTGGTACGAGCCCGATCCTGCGCTGCGCGAACGGATCATTGCAGGCTGGGGTCAGTTCGCCGAGGACGTGGCAGCATACCAGCCGAGGGCAATCGCCGATAAGCCCGCCGCCGACGCCATCATCGCCCTGCCCGCCCTCGTCGCCAACATCCGCGGAGAAGTAGTCGCGACCAACCTGCCGACCTTCAAGGCAGCAGCCGAGCAGTTCATCGCCAAGATCAAGACCGACCTCAAGACCGACGAGGATTTCGCCAACGCCGAGGCGACAGTCAAGTTCTGCGATGCGGCCGAAAAGGATTTGGAGCGCGCCAAGGCGGCAGTTATTGCGCAGACCGCAACCATTGACGGACTGATGCGCACGGTCGACCACATCAAGGAGCAGCTGCGCTCAAAGCGCCTGATGCTGGAAAAGCTGGTCAAGACCAAGAAGGAGCAGATCAAGGAATCCATCCTCAAGGAGGCGAAGCTGGCGTACGCGGAGCACGTAGTCAACCTGGAATCCGAAATCGCACCGATTTGCCTCACCCTGCCGGAACCGGACTTCGCGGGCGCCATGAAGAACAAGCGCACGCTGGCCAGCCTGCACGATGCAGTCGATACCCTGCTGGCGTCCGCCAAGATCGCGGCTAACGAAGCAGCAGCCGGCATTCGCGCCAAGCTCGCCTGGCACAAGCAGAACGCCGAGGGCTACGCAACCCTGTTTCCCGACCTGCGGCAGATCATCGGCAAGCCGATGGATGACTTCCAGCTGATCGTGACCACTCGCATCACGGATCACAAAAAGGCCGAGGAAGAACGTCGCTCCCGCGAACAGGCGAAGGCTGAGGCCGAAGCCGTGCTGCAGGCATCGCCCTCGCCTGCGGAGCCGCGGCGCGCCCAACTCCAAGCCAGTGCTGACTTGTTCCTGGCACATGGTCGCGAGCGCGCCGACGACGAGCGCAAGACCGGCCTGCCCGCCGGCTCACTGCGCACGGTCGAAATCGAAGGTCCGGACGATGACGAGATCATCGATACCGTTGCGGCGACATTCAACCTGAGTCGTGCAGATGCGATCGAGCGGCTGGCGACGATTGACTTCGCTCGAGCACGGGGGCTGGTGGCGGCATGAGCCAGCGGCAGAAATTCGAGCAGCGCCGGATCCTGTTGCGCGGCGTGGAACAGGTGGAGCGGGCAATCGCCCTACTCCGCAATACCCCGCTCGACGCCGAGAAGCCGCTCGAATTTCTGCTTCGCGAGGAAGTAAAGCCCCGTAAGCCTGACCAGAATTCCCTGATGTGGAGTGGCCCGCTGGCTGACTTGGCAGCACAGGCATGGTGCGACGGGCGCCAATTCAGCGCGGAAGTTTGGCACGAGTTCTGCAAGCGCGAGTTCCTGCCGGAAGAGTTCGACCCTGAGCTTTGCCTGGAAGGCTATCGCAAGTGGGAGATCGACCCATCCGGCGAACGTGTCCTGATTGGCTCAACGAAGATGCTGACCGTTCGCGGGATGGCTCAGCACATCACCCAGATACATGCGCTCGGCGGCTCGCTGGGCGTCGAGTTCCACGAAGCGCCGCAGCGCGGCTAAGAACAACCAAGGGAGAGACAACATGAACACGAACGAAAAGACTGCGGGTGAGGTGGGGCTGACGGACGAGCAGCGCGAATCGGTGCGTACTGCCATCGCCGAGGCGCTTGGCGATGCTTACGATTGCACCCGCGTGTGGAGCGCATGGAGCTACGGCACGATGGGGCCGGACGACTTTGTGCTGGTCGCAGAGGATGATGACCGTTTGAGCGAAATAGCGGATGCCGCTATCGGAGCCATCGCCCGCGAAGCACTCGCCACCCGCGCACCGGCTGATCTGAGCGGGCTGACGGAAAAGAAGATCGCTGCTACGGCTCGCGAACAGGCAGACCGCGAAGCCGATGAGTGCGGCGTGAACCGCGACGATTACTGGAAACTCTACGGCGACAACCTCGTAGCTGACTTGTGCTCCATAATCGAAAAACTCGGTCTCGCCACCACCAGCACGGCAGCAGTAGGAGAGTCGGTGAAGGTGCCGGAAGGCTTCGCACTGGTGCCGTTGGAGCCTAACGAGGGGATGAAGAGCGCAATTTGGTCAATGCGCGCATCCAATACCGCCGACAGCTTCGCCACCTGCTACCGTGCAATGCTCGCAGCAGCCACCGTCCCGCCAGTCTCCGCAGCCGAGGAGCCGACCGGCGAGCTGCCGATCGTTCTGACCGATACCGAAATCATCGCCGTGCTGCGCAAGGAGTTCGACCTGCCCGCTGATTACTTGCGGGCGGGCAAGGCGGGGAGGATGCCCGAGACACGCCTTGGTACAGGGTGGCGTGCAAGATGGGCAATGCCTTCTACAACTTGTCACAGGCCGGGAACGTACCCGATGAATGGAAACAGAGCGCCCGCGAGTTGGTCAGCGAATGGGACGTTTCCCGTGCCAAAGCTAATGATGGGGAGGGAGCGAATTGACCCTCGCCATTGTCCCGATTGGTTTGGACGAGGCAAACGCCTTTGTCGCCGCTCACCATCGCCACCACAAGCCAGTCGTCGGGCACAAGTTCAGCTTAGCCGTTGCCGAAGGTGAAACCGTGCGCGGGGTCGCCATCATCGGGCGACCTGTTGCGCGCGGCTTTGACAATGGCTGGACGCTGGAAGTGAATCGCTGCTGCACCGATGGGACAGCCAACGCCTGCTCAATGTTGTACGGCGCAGCGTGGCGTGCAACAAGGGCGCTTGGATACCGGCGACTTGTGACCTACACGCTGCCAAGCGAGGGAGGCACAAGCCTTCGCGCGGCTGGCTGGAGGCTTATTGGGGACCGTGGCGGCGGCAACTGGAACACCCCAGCCAGGCCGCGCATTGATACCGACGCAACTCTAAGAGGGCAAAAACTACTATGGGAACCATCATGACAACCCACCTGGACATAGAGAAGGAGCGCCCGAAGTTTGAGGCGGCGGCAAAAACGATAACGTACGCCACAGATCGGGACATTGAGCGCGAAGGCGATGGCTACGCGGACTACGTTATCGACACCTACTGGCGGTTTTGGCTCGCCGGTCGTCGCGCCTCCCTGCAAGCAGATGAGGGGAAGGATGCGCATCTACAAGCACTCGAAGCCGCGCTCAACCCGCTCCGCTGGACGTTGGAAATGAACGCCGCATGGCATCGCGCAATACCTAACGTGCGAAAGGCATTCGCCGACCTACGCCGCGCCGCTATCGCAGCCAAGGAGGGCCAGCATGGCTAAAGAAATCATCCCCCAGCCGAAGCGAGGTGACGTGCGAACTGACAATTTCGGCAGGATCGTCTGCATGGCGGTGGCAGATGGCTATGTCATGTGCCGCCGCCCCGGTTGCATGCCATTCGTGAAGTCGGTGAAGGAATGGAACGCCTACCCTTTCGCAAGCACAGCCAAGGAGGGCCAGCCATGAAGGTAATGTTTATTTGCGCAGTCTGCGGAATGGGGATGGCCCTATGGGAGCACGATTTCAGCGAGGCCATGTGGGCAATGTGGACCGCTGTATTGGCATACGAACGCATAGAGTCCGCCAAGGAGGGCCAGAAGCCATGAACGCCTACACGATCTGGCTGCTGTGGTGGCGCATGTGGTTCGACCTGCCGCGCCGGGATGATGACGCTGGAAAGGAGAAATGATGCGACCGTTATTTGAGACTGCTGGCGCCGCGCTTCTGATCGGCGCTGCCATGTTCCTACTGTTGTTCGGCCCCGATGGCGCGATCATGCTGGCCTACCACGCCTTCCCGGTCGACCAGCGCATGTGGCTCTTCGACGCATTTCCGCCAAGCCGCGTGCACATTGACCTACCCTACCAGGCGCTCGTTGCCTTGGTCGTGCTGCTGACCGGCGCGCTCCAGTTCGTTGGTGTGTGGGTCGTGTACTACGAGTTCCGCAAGGCGCTGATCGGTATGAGCGTGGGCGCGGTGGCCTGGGTGGCGTGGATGTTCTGGCAGGTGTAGTTCCGGCTGCGGCCGGAACAGTAAAATGGAGGTGAATAAATGAGCGAGAAAGCGAAATCGAGATACGTCACGCTGCAGGAATGGGCAGAGTCGATGTTTTCAAAGGTCCCGCACTCGAACACCCTGCTCCGCTGGGTGCATGATGGCAGGATCCAGCCGCAGCCACAGAAGATCGGCAAGTGCTGGCAAGTCAAACGAGACGCAATGTACGTGGCAGACTGAAATGGGCCGCAAACGATTAGCCAAGAACCGGGGCTTCCCGCCGAACCTCTACCAGAACCCGGCGGGCTACTTCTACTATGTGAACCCGCGGAGCAGGAAGCAAAAAGGTCTCGGTCGCGATCGCGCGAAGGCGTTCCAGGAGGCGCGGGCCGCTAATGCGGTTCTGGCGACGATGACCCCTACTTCACTGGCTGATTGGGTGGCCGGTAAAACCGACTACACCTTGACCGCATGGCTCCCCGTGTACAAGGAGCTATGGGTCGAGAAGACCGAACCGAAACCCGCGACTCTGCGTAGCTGTACGATGTACGTGAAGCGACTCGAGACGGCAGACTTCGCGTGGATGCGCCTACCGGAGATCACGACTGCGCACGTGGCAAAGTATCTGGAGCTCGTTGAAGAGGAAAGCGGCGAGTCGACCGCAAACGCGATGCGCGCCCGTATGAGCGATATCTTCCGTTGGGCCGAAACGCAGGGGTTAATCGAAGTCGGGCGCAACCCTGTCGCGGCGACCCGCGCGCCCCGCCCCGCCGTCAAGCGCGGGCGACTGTCGCTCGAGCAGTTCTGGGTGATCCATGCGCAGGCGCCAACATATCTGCAGCGCGCCATGTGCCTGGCGCTGATGACAGCGCAGCGGCGCGAGGACATAACGAATATGAAGTTCGCAGACTGGCGCGACGGGCATCTTCACATCGTCCAAGGGAAAAGCGGCGGCACCGTCAGGCTGCGGCAGGACGGCAGGATCAGGCTGGCCAAGGTTGGCATGTCGATTGCTGACGCGGTGGCGGCATGCCGGGACTTGATCGTGAGCCCGTACCTGGTGCACCACGTCGCGCACAAGGGCGTTGCGAAGCCGGGGCATCAGGTGGCGCCGAACGGCCTGTCGAATGCGTTCCAGGCTGCGCGCGAGGCTGCGGGAATCGAGGTGGAGGAAGGTCGCACGCCGCCGAGCTTCCACGAGATCCGGAGCTTGGCCGAGCGGCTGTACAAGGAGGAGTTTGGCGCGGCGTTCGCTCAAGCCATGCTGGGCCACAAGAACGCCAGCATGACGGAGAAATATGACGATCTGCGGGGCGGTTGGCAGAGCATCGCGGCAAAGTAATTTCAGTAAAATATTCTACGAATTTTATGAATTTTCCAGAAAAGAGAACGAAATCAACAGGTTACGTAGCGACCGTTCTTTGCTGTACTTAACATGCTCTATTGAATCTTTATTCTGAAAAATCAACGGGTTAGTCAAAAGTTCAGCATTATACAGTACCCACTAATAACCACTGTATAGGCCTATGAAAAACAATGACTTACAACTGTATTTTATGAATCCGAACGGGGTCTAAGCTTTGCCCATCTGCGTGCGCGCAAACCGCCGCCCTCGCCTGCCGCTACAGTCTCGGCAGGAGGATTCCCGTGCCAGACCGCCGCCGCGACCGCGCCACCTCAACCATCATCACCGAAGCCCTGCGCATGAAAACTGCGTTTGGGGAACTCGCTGCGCACGCCTTTCTTCGGCGTCGCAATGTCCCGCTTGTGACTGCCGTCCGCGCCATCGCTGGTAGGTATGATCCGCGCCAGCGGCCCGGTTGATTCCGGCCAAATTGCCGTAAACCCAACTATGGGAACATGCTTCATTTGCCATAAGCGATCATGCCGTTCATCATGCCTCATGCCCGCAGCCTGCAAGGCCACCCGTTGGTCGGAACCGGCGACTGCGTTGAGCTCATCAAACAGATGGTGCCGGGGCTAAGCGGGCACTCGGCGCATCTAGACTGGCGTCCCGGCGAGCGCGTGCTGGACACCAAGGATTTACCCGTTGGCACAGCGATCGCCACCTTCGCCAATGGCCGCTATCCTGACCGCGACACTGGCCAGCATGCTGGCATCTTCCTCGGCTACGATGGCAAGAACGCGATATGGGTAATGGACCAGTGGAAGAACGACAAGTACAAGCCGCACGTGTCGGCGCGCATTATCTACTCTAACCGCCCAGGCACCATGAGCAACAGTGCAGAATACTTCTATGTGATCGAGTTGAAATGATCGAATTGCTATTCCTAGCCGCTGCGACGGTAAGCGAACCCCTATCCTGCCCGCTGACCTTGCCCCGCGAGACGGTGACGGTAAAAGCGCCGCGCGGGTGGACCGGCTACGCTCCATCTGAGTTCGTGCGCCTGACTGGATTCGGCCTGATGGCCGGATCGCCAGAGACGATGAGCTACCTCGTGCCGTTTTCCAGCAGCAAGGGCAAGGCCACATGGAGGGTTGGCAACACGGCGCGCTGGCTGTACTGCACCTATGATGGTTCGGCAATAATTCAGATTTCACGCCCGCTTCCGGCCTCCGGTGAGTCCTGCACGATCACCTACAAAGAGTCCAAGCAGGAAGGCATTACCGCCATGATTGCCGTTTGTCGCTAGTGGCCGAGGTTCCATCCGTCGATCGCCGCCTGCATTGCCAGCGCCTTTTGCTCAGGCGTTCTGTAGCGTAGCGATGCCCCATGCCGGCCGCACTTGCAGCGCAGCTGGAGCAGCGGTTCGGGGCCGTCGTGGCAGGTCAGGAACTTGGGCGTCTGGCCGCACTTGCAGGGCTCGGCGGTGTTCATGCCGCTGCCTTGATCGCGTCCTTCACCATGTCAAAACTAACGGTGAGCCGCCCCACTTCGCCGTACTCGCGGTGATAGGTGATGACCTTGGCATCGCGCCCTGTAATCCAGCCGCCGCGTGCCGCGTAGGCATCCGGGGCCGCCAGCGTGCGGTGCTGCTCCACGATCATCAGGTTGTTTTCCTTCACGTCCACATGGTGTAGATGGCCGGTGTGGGCATAGGCGTGCTTGGTGCGCCCGAACATTTCGCGGAACTGAGCGGCAAACACCTCGGAGACATTCGTGATTTTGCGCTTGTGGCCGTGGTGGGTGAAGATTGCCACCTTGCCGAATTCGTAGGCGTTGTATGGCGACGGGCTGGTGTCCACGGTGACGCGCGGGTCGTTCTCGTACAGCACGGCAATCCACTCACGCAACCAGACCTGGCTCACTGGGTCATGGTTGGCGTCGGCCATGATGATGTGCAGACGCTCGTGCTTTGCGAGCAGCATTTCGATGACGCGGCGCAGCACACGGATGGCGACACGCACCAGCTTGGGAAAGCGCGTATCCGCATCCAGTAAGTGTTTGGAAGCAGGGGTAACAGCGTCGAAGCCGTCCCAGTGGAGGAGGTCGGAGATTTGCGCCAGCAGCGCAGTTTGAGCGTTGGGCGATTGTGCGATTGCGCGCTCGAACCACGCGAGCAGGGTTTGCTCCGCGATGTTGATGTCCCAGTGCGCGCCGGTCTCGGGCTCCCAGCTTAAAGCCCCCATGTGAAAATCGGTGATGACGTAGCAGTTGAGCAGGTCGTCGTCGCCAGCCCGTCCGGTGTAGCGCACCGGCTTGGCGCGCGGCAGTTCCTCGGCCAAGGCCTCGAAGGCGGCACGCATGATCTCTCGCTGGCGCTCCGTGTCCACTGCCGACTTCACCCATTGCCCAGCCGGTGCGCCGTCCTTGTTGTAGTAGGTCGAGACGCCCTTGACCTGGAACCCGTCCGGCACCGTACGCACCATGTCGTGGTCGGGCGAGTAGCCCATGCGCGCCGCTTCCTTCTTCACGCGCGCGACCGCCTCGTTGACCGCGTTCTTGGCGCAGCCAAGCGCCCGCGCCGCCGCGCTCATGTTGCCATCCGCAGCCAGCACGGCGTCAACGTACTTGGCCTGTGTGTCCGTGCGCGCGTACTCGCGCAGCTTGGGGTCAAAGGTCCTCGTCATACGATCCTTTCTGGTGGGCTGCTTAACTGGCAAGGCGTACCGCGTACTCTCCGCATTTTTCCTCGCGGGGCATGGACGGGAACACGCTTCTGATCTGGTCGTTGACCACGACCACGACGGGCGGGAGGCGCTTGCACTGGCCCACTTCATCCTTCGGGCCAGCCACGAAGCATCGGCAGTTGGCGCACGACTCGATTTCTGTCTTCTTGGGCATGGTTACCTCTACTTGGCCGGCGCGGCGTTTTGCGGCCACGCCTCGATCAAGGTGCGCTTGTCGCTGTTTGCTCGCTCAGCTTCTTCCGCCATGCTTCGCTGTTCGCTGTCGCACGCTGCAAGTAGCTGCCCGTAGGTGCGGGAGGTCTGACGGAGGGCATCGGCGGTAGCGCTGGACAGGCGCTCGCCAATTGCGGCGATGGTGTCGCGCAGGCTGTTAGAAGACACGCCAGCGCGAGCGGCAAGAGCGCGGATAGTTTCGTCACGTTGGTTTGCATTTTCGATGGCCTTGTCACGTTGGGCGGTCAACTCTCGTTCGCGCTCGCGGGCGGCGTCCTGAGCCTCCTTAAGCTGCTTGGCATACTCGGCGCGCACCTCGTTGCGGCCGATGTCGCGCTCATGCTCAAGGAACTGGTGGGCGCCATAGACGACACCAGCCGCGAGTGCGCCGATCACGATGATCTCGAACAGCAGCTTGTAGGGCGCGAAGCGGGCCAAAATGGCATCTAGCATGTGATGATCTCCCCGTTCGTGATGAAGCCGTGCCAGCAGCGTCTCGGAAGCTCACGCTGGATTGATGGGGTAAGCGTCAGGGTTTCAAATGTGTCGCCAGTCCGCTCCCATCCCTTATTTGGATAGACCGGGCCGAGGCCGTCTGGCGGATTCGCAAAAGGCACGAACAATGGATTGTCTTTGCAGCCACAGGGGCAATCAAGCGTCACTCCAACGCGTTCCCGCAGTGGCACTGGCATGCCGTTCTGCGAAACACCTTCACCGCCGTATGAGACCCACTTGGGGTTTAGGTCAGTCAGCTTCATGCCTGCTCCTTTCCACAAATCTCCCGCGCGGCTATCTCAAAGAGCGCCAGTCGGTCGGCCAGTCCATTCGTGCCACCATTGATCCGGCGCGTGATCTTGATTTGGTCGCCCGCATCGGCCAGTTCGTTCAGGCCGTGCGTTTTCCAGAACCACGCCGCGCTACGGCACGCGTTGACCGTCTCTTCGAGCAGTTCGGGATTCGCGGTCAGGTCGAGGTCGAGCGCCTTGCCGCAGGCGTCGTAGTTCGCGCGCCCCGTAATCTGAATCAGGCCGCGCCCTTTGTAGCGCACGCCGTCGCCGGGATTGACGTTGCCGAGGTCTTTGCGCCCCTCGTATGCAGCCCCGCCGGCCAGCTCTCGTACGTACCGCAGCTGCCCCGACTCGTGGCCGATCTGCGCCAAGAATGCTGATTGCCGCGCCCGTGTGTTGATGTCGAACTCGCGCATTGCCTGCACCAACGGCCCGCAGAACTTGTCGGCGCGCGCGCCTGCTTGCGGCATGATCCGCTTAAGTTGGTCAGGGGTCACAGCGCCCCCTTCACATCCTTGACCACCTCGGCCAGGTCGGCATCCTTGTGCTTGCCAATGTAGTTGAACAGCCAGCGCACCAGCGCCCAGCCCGGCAGCCCGCACGCGAATACGAGCCCGAGCATTGCGATCAGGCCGATTGGCGTATTGGCCCACGACTGCAGGCCATAGTGCTGGATGACGGCCGCGCCGCCGCCGATGGAAGCCATCACTGTCGAGATGATCCCAACGGCCCATTCCTTCGGGCTGCGTGGCGTCATGGCGCACATCACGACGATAGAGGCGAGACCGGCTCCGATGGCGCCCGCGCCCGCCGCGCCGCCCAGTAGCTTCCAGCCGGCAGCCCCTGCCGCTGCGCTCGAAATTGGTTCGCTCATGGTCTGTGCTTTCATAGTGGTATTTCGGGAGTTAAGAAAACGAAAAACCCGCCGAAGCGGGTTTCATGATCGTGAGCGCGGATGCCAGTATTCCGGGGTCGTACCGCCAAGGGTCCGGCAGCCCGAGTGCCGCCGCCACCGATTCGGAGCAGAACCATTTGCGCTTGTCGTCCGCAACCGGCGACAGGACAAAATGCAGGTTCCCGAGCAGGTCGTACTTCTGGCCGCGATGCACCTCGAACCACGCCCACGCACCCTTCTCCAGATGCGCGGGCAGTTCAACGAAGTCCCACTTCGCCGGATCGAAGTCGATCACCTTGAAGCGCACGCCACCGTCCATGTAGGACGAGGATGCGGCGTGGCCGGTGGAGAAAACCAGTTCGGCATGCGAATACTGGCTCTTGGTCCACCAGCGCACGAGGCGGTTGTAGACGCCCGGCAGGCCCGAGTGCGTTCCTTTGTAGAAGGCCGCGCGCATGGTCAGAGCCCGAGCTCGGCTCGAGTCGCGGCGATGAACGCATCCCATGCGGCGACAGCAACAGCCAACTCTTCGGCGGTCGTCGCGGCACGCATCGCCGCCTGGTGCTCGAAGCGCTTGCTGCGCATCGACTTCTTGGCTGCCTCCATCGCATCGGCGCGGGCGATGATTTGATCTGCCGCCCACTGGTTGGTCTGCGCCTTGCCAGTGGGGTTGAACTGCGCATAGGACGAGATGTCCTCGTCAACCGCGCCCTCGTACCCGGCAGCGGCATACGCGCGCGCCGCCGCAGCGGCGTCCTTGTACTCCTCACTGCGGCGACCGATGGCATCCTCGGTCACTTTGTCTACATCGCGATAGCTCTTGGCGATGGCTTCGGCCTTGGTGCGATCTAGACTATCCGCGCAGCGAGCCTCGATCTCGGCGATCTCTTCCTCGGTGGCGTCGCGCACCACGCCGTTGTCCATTACTTGATGGGTCATGTTGGCTCCTTAACTATTCGAGACGCCGTACACGCGCACGGTGCCTGCCGAGAACGTGCCGCTGGTTAAATAGAGCCGAAAACCGCTGGCCGCATTGTTGGCGACGTATGCGCCCTGATACCCCTGTGTCATTGTGAATGTCGAACCAGTCAGGTATGACCCGCGCGCCTCCACCCCTTTCCAGTGCGCCGCGTCGTTGGCATTACGAATTTCGATGGTCGCACTCATCTGACCGGCGAGGCCATTCTTTGTCACGAGCATTTGATTACCAAGCGTCGAGGTGCCTACGTCGTTGGCCATGTCCCAGTAATTCGACGCCCCGGTATCGACCGCCCCCGCGTTGGCCAGCCGCATCGCCACCTGAGTGCCACCAGAAGTCGGCGTGAGGCCACCTATTTCGATCAAGTACTTGTTGTACGCGGAAGTGAAAACATTCAGGAAGTCGATGTTCGCCACCGCCGTGCTGACTGTCGCGCTCCCCAGCAAGGTGATTGCTCCGTTTTGACCGGGATTTCCGGGTGCGCCCTTGTCTCCGGTGCGCTGGAAGAACAGCAGCACCGAATCGCCGTTGAGGAACGGATTGGCCGCGCTCGACGCGACTGGCGTGACGCTGATGTCGCGGTAGCCGCTCGGCGCGGTGCGCGCGGTGACGTTGAACATCAAGAATTTGCTCGCATCGCCCTGCTTGACGATTCGGATCGATCCCTTGACCGTGCTGGTGGAGGCATCGAATGTATCGATCATCGCCGTGTAGTCGACGTTGCCGGCGCCCAGCGGGTCCAGGCGCAGGGTCGTCGCGGCGTTCTGGGTTGCGCTGTCGAAGCGAAGCTTGCCGGAGCCGGGATCGGCGTCAGCGGTTGACGAGAGATCAATCGTGTAGGGAATCGCGTAGGCGCTGCCAGCCGCTGCCGCGTTGAAGTTGGCGATGGCAGAATTGATCTGCGGGACCATAGCCTTTTGCGCTAGAACGAAGGCCGCAGCCTTTGCGTTAAAGACACTTGGCGCATCAACGGCAGGATCGGGCGCCACCGGAAGATCATCGATCATATGAGTCCTCTGACTTCAATGTTTGCGGTCTTGCCGCGAATGGAGATGGGTACTTCCCACTGACCGAGAAAGCCGTAGGTGAAGGTCATGGAGTAGTCGGACGAGCCGATAACGACAATCTCAACGTCCGTGTATTGGCGGAGAAGGCGGTAGGCTTCGTTCTCGGAACCAGCGGGGATCGCCACCTCGAAATTCATGCGCTTGGCGTTGTCGCGCTTGACCATCGTCACGTTGCCGAAGGTGTCCGTGGTCGAGGTGGAGTAGCTGAGAATCCCACCCGTAAGCTCCCATTGAGTGGTGCCGATGGTGCGCGACTTGCCGACGAAGCAGCAGCCGATGGCGGCGTCCGCGCCGGGGTTATCAACCGTGATCGTGAGCGACGATGCGGAATATGGCGGGATATCGTCAAAGACCACATCACCAGCGCGAATGGGCTCCTCGTAGAGCCAGTCATACCAGTTCAGGACGTTGTGTTGGACGAGGCTCTTGGTCCGGATATACCCGCTTGCGGTCTGCGTCACCGTGACCTGCGAACCTGCGACGTTGAGCAGGGTGAGCGTATTCGCAAGCTGGCCGGGCGTGATCGTGTTGCTGATCGTATCCGGCGCGGTCGTCTGGCTGTTCACCGCCTTGTCGAACTGCTTCCAGCGGTTGGTCTTGCCGAGATACAGCCACGATGTCTTTTCCGTGAACGGCTTGTTCAGGTTGCTGGGAATGAGCGACTGGTAAAGGTCGTGGTTCGCCAGATCGGTAACGATGTCGTCCTTCGCGTAGGTCGTCGCCGTCGAATAGGCGGCGTAGACCGTCCCGGTCTTCTTCCACCAAGTCGGCGAACTGGCGGGCGCATGGCCCACGTTCGCCGCCTGGAGGGATTGGTACACGTCCTGTTTGGTGCCAGTCGTGACACCACGGATATCATTCAGCGCGTAGGTCGTACCGGAGGCATATTCGGTAACTACTGCCTCCGGTACGCTGCTGCTGGTCAGGATGGCGTCCGTGATGTCGATCGGGCGGACGATGCGGAAATCAGCAGCTCCCATTACGCGGTCCTCATTGCATTGCCGCCTTCGGTGACGACATCGAGCGTGTCGGCTTGGCGCCTCGTGTTGCGCTGGATTTGGTCGAGGGCTTGCTGTTGGCGCTCGACAGTCGCGGTGAGGCGGTCAACCAACTGCTCCAGGCGCTCGGTATTCCCGCCAAGGCCATTGGCGCGAGCGTTCGGATTGAACGGATTGAACGCCGCCGGGACAACTGCCTCGTCTTCGTGGATCATGGCGGGCATATCGAACGGCACACGGTTGATGCCGACTGCGAAGCCGGGTAGGCCCTGCTTGCGCTTGGCCTCATCGCTGCTGGCGATCGCATTGCCAATGTCGGAGAGTGAGACGCCCTTGTTGACTTGGTTCAGCCAGAAGGACAGCCCAGCCGCATCGGGATCGGCGCGACCGAGCATGGTCTTGTACATTCCGCGGATCGTGGCTTCGGCAGAGGTTCCGATAGAACCAACAATGTCGGAGACCGGCACGCCCGACGCGACCTTTTGCTGCCAGAACGCGAGACCGGACGCATCGGGGGCGCGGCCAAGAGCGGACTGATACGCCGTGTTGATCGCCGATGTCGCGGCCACAATCGGGTTCGATTGCGCCGTCATGATCGCGCCATGGAGCGCTTCGATCGCCTGGACGATGGATAGGCCCGTGGTATCGATCCCTTTCAGGATGTCGATCTGCTCCTGCTCGCGAGCCAGTGTCTGGTCCAGCGCCTTGACCTGTTCCTGCAAAGCCTTGAGCGACTGCTGTTCGACCGAAAGCGCGTCGTCCGTCAGGTCAGCCAACGAAGCGATATCCCCCTGCGTCGTGTAGAAATCGCGCTGGTAGTCCGTCAGGGTCGCGAACTGCGCCGATGCATCTTGGCTGACGATGCCGAGGGACTTCTTCAGCGATTCGAGCGACTTTTCGTCGGACGGAAGAGGCCCGCCCGCCTTGGCGATTGCGAGCGCGGTCTTGATTTGCGCCTGCGCGGCAAGCCGATCGGTGGCCATCTGATCGGCCCCGCGCATGCTGTTTAGGGTCGAGTGCAGAGCATCCGACAGGGCCTTGTGAGCGTTATACCTATCGGTCAGGTCATCGATTTCACCTTGCAGCGTCTCCTTCTGGCGCTCGACCACTTTTTGCAGCACCGAGAACGCGCTGTCCACGTCGCCGAGGAGGCCAGGCACAGCATCCTTCACGGACTGGATTGTCTGTATCTGGTCGAACAAGGCGCGATTGCTCTCGTCCAGCGCATCGCGCTGCTTTGCGAGCAGCTCGGTCGAGGTCATCGTCAACAGGTCGAGCTGATCCTGTAGCTGCTTCCGTTCGCTGAGAACATCTGCCTGCGACTTGATCGCCTTCGTCGTCTGCTCGGTTGCTGGATGTACCGCGGCGAACGCCTCGGCCAGTTTCATCATCGACGTGTACTGCTGCGCGCCCGCCTCGGTGGTCAGGTCGAGCGAGCCGATCACGTTCTTGAACTGCTCGCGAGTCTGCACGCACGACAGGCCGAGGCTGGCCATCGCGTCGTCCAACGCGTCCGAGACGGGTTTCAGGCGCTCGGCTTCTGTGAGGAAGTTCTGCGCGAAGAAGCTCGCCTGCTGGCCGAGCACATCGACGCCCCCAGAGAGAGTGATCAGGCGCTCGCGGGCTTTTGCCGACTCCATGCCGACCGCGCCGAACACTTCCTTGGCCGACTTGCCGATGAGCTGGGCCATCTGGTCGGTCGCTTGGAAGTCGCCAGCGAGGCGCTGCAAGGTCGCGGATGCGGTTTCGCCGGTCTTGCTGAACTCGGCCAAGTTCGGGATCAGCTTGTTGGACAGTTCGTCGCCGATGTCGCCGAACAGCTTGGCAATCGACTCCTGATCCTTGGCCGCGTCGCCGGTCAGCTTTAGATCGATGGCCTTGGCATAGCCATCGACATGATCGGCCTCGGCCCCGAGCGCTGCGCCAAAACCCTTGACCGCGAGGATCATCGCTTGAATGGTCGAGTCGAAGCCAGCGTCCTGGCCCACATCGAGCGCCGAGGTCTGCTGGTAACGCTTGTCGCTGCGGAATACGCCCCCCTTCTCCAGAATGTTCGCGTAGAGCTGGCCGTCGAAGCCGGAAGCGCTTACCGTACCCCGGATGCCCTGCGACTCAATCTCAGGGTTCTTGCGGCCGAAAAGCGCCGAGACAGTCGAAGCCCCCGAGAACATATTGGCGGCCGTGTTGCTCATGCCGATCTTTTGGAGCACCGTATTCAGATGCAGCATCGGCGCGTTGAATGGCATGATCGCCTTACCGCCATAGGAATCCGTCAGCGAGCCGTTCTGCGCGTCCCACCCCTGCTTGTAGAGCGAGTTCGACAGGGCCATGCCAGCGGCAATATACCCGGCGATAGACAGCACAGAGCCCATGGATGAGCCGCTGCTGTACGCACCACCACCCATGCGCAGAGCCGTCCCTTGGCCCATGCCCATGCCGTCGCCAAACTGTTGCATCGACTCGGAGCCAAACATGCCGCCAACCTTCGAGACGATGCTGCCGGCGCCTTGCAGGAACTTGTTATCGCCGGCGCTGCCGAACAGGTTAAACAGGCTCGACAGGCTGCTGCCACCAGTGCTGCCCGATCCACTGACAGAGGCCTCGACGTTGAAGATCCACTTCTTAAGCGTCATCTGGTACAGCAGGTCCAAGAGTCCGTTTTTCAGGGCATCGCGCAGGCGGTCGAAGGCGGATTTACCGCTATCGAAAATGCTGATGAAGGTGTCGTGCGCGGTCTGCTCGACCGACTCCCACATTTTCTTTTGGCGCTCGAGCTCGGGCTTTGCAAGCTGGTTCTGATACCAGGTGCTGTATTCCTGCTGGAGCCTCTTTTGGGCCTCGGTCCCCTCGCCTGCGTTACGGATACGCTCCTGCCACATGTCGTCATCAATGGCGAGCGTGGCTGCGGCGCGCGCCTTTTCGTCCATGATGTAATCGAGGCCAAAGCGCTTATTTTCCTCGGCCAGTTGGGCGGCGTATTGGAGCGCCTTGCCTTGGCCGAGCGTAGCTTCGCCAACCAGCGTGCGGGCCTTCGCCTCGGCTTCTAGTTGGTTGCGGATTTGGTCGGTGATAGGCTTATGCTCGTCCTCGAGCTTGGCGAGCTCCTTTTTCCTCCACGTTTCAGCCTCGAGGGCAACCATCGCCAAAGCTCGCGCATCGGCGGTTTTGCCGTACATTGCGTACTCGATGTCCAGTGCAGCCGAGGACTCCTCGCGCGCCCGAGTGCTCTCAGCGATGTACTTGGTAACGTCGCGCTGGGCGGCTTGAAGCTTTAAGGATTCTTCGGTGACGCCAAGATCAGTAAGTGCGGCTTGCGCGGCAGTGATATGTGCGGCCGACAGTTTGAGCTTCCCGGACGCGAGCTCCTGATCCATTTTGATCTGGAGCTTCTGGCCTTCGGTTACGTTTTCGCCGACTGCCAGCTCTAGCTTGTTCTCTTCGGTTTTTGCCCGGATTGAGGCGATCAAGGCGGCGTAGGATTCGAGTTCCTTTTTAGCTGCGGCTTCTTGCTCCTGATATGCCAGGAATGCCTTCGCCTTCGCGGCCGCATTCTTTGCCGCCGCTTCCGCAGCCGCCTTCTCGGCATCCGACGCACCCGCCACTGCCTGGCTAGTCGCCTTAGCTGCCGTCCCTACGCTGAGAATCTTCTTTTCCCAAGCATCAAAAGCGGTGCGCGCATCGTCAGCATCTTTTCTGGCGGCGTCGCCAATCGCCTTGAATTGTGAGTACGACAGCTTTCCGGAAGCAGCAGCTTTCGTAAGTGCCGTAGCAATTCCCGAGGGCCCCGACGCCATATCCGCGAGCGAGACGCCGAGCGCATCGGATTGAGCCATCCACGCGCCGATCTCGCGGCCCACGGCGCGGAAGGTGAACGCTACGTTACCGCCCAGGAGGATGAGTGCCCGAAAGGTTTCGGTGATCGGATCGAAGGAACTGTTGAGAGAACGCGCATCGTCTGCGGTGCCCTGCATATCCTCGGCGAGAGCGGACAGCAGTGGTAGAAGCCGGCTGGCAATGCCGGTCTTGAACGCGTCGACAGTAACTCCAAGCTCAGCCATCTTGTCGTTGAACTCGTCGGCACGGTCGGCCATTTCCTGATTGACGCCGGCCAGTTGCTTGCCGCGCTCGACCATCTGCGCAATCTTTACGCCGCCCTCGGACAGCAGCGGCGCAGCGGACTGCCAAGATTTGCCAAGTGCTTCGGCACCAAGGGCGGCACGGATTTGCGGGTCTTCGATGGCCGCGAACACATCAGCGAATTGCTCGAGCGCCTTGAGCGGGTCCTTCGCGGTGATGCCGAGGGCCTTGAACTTTTCGGCGTCCTTGCCCATGTTCATGGCGAGCTTATTGACCGATGCCGCAATTCCTTCCAGGTTCCCGCCGGACTGGTTCGCGGCGAGCTTGAGGCCGTTCAGGTCGGCAATCGCTATACGAGTGGTTTTACTCAGGTCGTTCAGGTTGTCGGCGGCGTCGATTGATCCTTTCACCATGTGCGCGAAGGCACCAACCGAGACAACGGCGCCAAGCGCTTGCATGGCACCCTTCGCCAGTTCGACAGCCTTCGTGATGTCGCCCATGGCTCCGCCCACTACGCGGCGAGCGTCGTCCATATCCTTGCGAATACGGGCAACGTCTGCGTACAGCTGGATTTCGAGCGAACCTGCGATCATGCGGCACCCAATGAAAAAGCCGCCCGAAGGCGGCGGATTAACCCTGCTGCTTGCTGGCGTGTTCCTGCACCAGCGCGTCGAACATGTGGATAACGTCCAACTCCCACGCGGAGAACCGAACGCCGTAAAGCTGTTGGTGCGCGAGGATTTCTTGCGCTGTGATGTCGCCGAGGCCGGACATCGAGGGAGCGCGCCCCAGCCTGCGGAACGCATTCCAAATCGGGCGACCAACCTTTGGCCACTCGATCTTGAGGAGCGGGTCGACCTCGCCAGTGTTCTTCGCCAGCCGTTGAAGGTGAGTTCTCAGGCTGGCCCCGTCACCCTGCCGCGTCGATAGCTCCAACTCGGCGCGGCAGCACTCCGCTAGGTTTTCGCGGAGTCTTTGATAAAAAGCTCGGTCTTGTGCAGGCCGGCGCGGACCTGAGCGCGGACCCACTGCTTTTTCGGGTCGGTGTACAGCGCGCGCACGTTGGCCGGGGTGCATTCAACCGGCTGGCCGCCGCGGGTGACGTTCCAGCTCAGGGTCGCCGCAACCAGGTAGTCGGTTTCGTCCTCGATATCCTCGAGCGGGTCGGAGGACGGCATCTTGCCGGTGGCCGCGAATTCGGCGCGCAGGCGGCGGGTACGGTCGAGGTCGATGCGCTTGCGCGACTCGTGCTCGGGGCTGGCCAGTTCGATGTAAGTGCTGGTGCGTGCCTGCGTTTTCGGATCGAGCAGACTCAGGCGACCGGTCGGCACGTCGTCGTAGGCGTCGATGTCGAGGGCGGTGACGAGTTTGTTCAGCAGGTCGGAGGGTTGAGCGTTGTTCATGGGTACTCTCTTTCGCGGGTTGAAGAAAAAATGCCCGCGCCCACTGCCGCTCCCCGCGAAAGGAGAGACAGCAGCGGGCCGGTGCCGGGGTGCCGCTAAGCGGCGGGGGGGGGTTAAGCGGCCGAGTCCTGGACGCTGATCGTGGTCAGATCCGACGCCAGCGCCGCGCCGCCGCTGGTGTTCAGCAGCGCCTGGAACGGGATGGTCTGGATCAGGATCTTCTCGCCGTCGTCCTTGTCGGCACCGGTCAGCTTGAGGCGCCCGATGCTGAACCCGACGAAGTCCGAGTTGGCCGCATTGTTGGCGGTGAAGACGGCGTAGGCCGAGATTTCCGTCTCGTTGTAGAAGGCATCGCGCAGAGCGACCGAGTCGAACTTCGCGGTGATCTGGCCGGTGACGATAACGCGCCCGGTTGCCTGCTGGTCCGTCGTGTTGGAGCCGATGCCAGGCTCGCCGGATTGAGCGCTGGCGATGTCCAGCGTCATGCCAGTGATCGTGCCGCCCGTTGCCGAGCCCACCATGACGACACCGTTGACCGCTGCCATGCAGCCGGTCGTTGTCGCGGTCGTCGGGCTGGTGAAGTACTGCGTAGTGCTGGGCGTCGCATCCTTGCCCATGAACTCGGTCGACACGGTCGCCATGCCGGTCGCGGGCAGCGAGAACGACATCTTCGACACTTTGCAGCCGGTGAAGACTTCCGACGCCGGAACGTCCGGATGCCAGTGCTCGATGGAGAACGACTTGTCCGTGTGACCGGTCTGCGGGACCATCGTTTTCTTGCCTACGACAGTCACGGTCGCGCTGGCAATCGGGCCTTCCGCAACCAGCACTGATGCGTTCAGCACAACGCCGGTCAGGACCAATGCCGTCACGCCAGTGACCAAGATATTCTTGTTCAGGTTGGAAGCGTTGAACACGCCAGCCGTCAGGCGGACCACGTCGCCGATCTTCACGCCATCGGTCAGGAACGAGCCGGCCGCACGGGTGATCGTCCAGGCACCGGCGGTTCCGCCGATGGTGATCGACGCGCCAGTGACAGTCGCGCCAGCTACGAAGTCCTTTTTCAGCGCGGCCGCGAGGAAGTCGGCGTAGGTCTTGGCCGATAGCTCGCCCGCGATGGTGCCGCCGACTTTGCGCAGGCCGTGGCGCATGTCCGCCACTTGAAAGTCGGCGCGGATCTCGTTCGACTGGTAGGTGTCTTTCGACAGGTTGAGGGACGAGGTGACGCGGCGCATCGCCTGCGCTGCGGTGGCTGTCGGCATGACGCCGTAGGTCGTCTCCGCCTTGTAGGTAACTTGCTTGAAAACTCCGCTTGCGGCTCCCATGATTCTCCTTTGGGCAATAAAAAAGCCCGCAAGCGGATGCTGTGCGGGCTGGTTGATGAAAGACGGTTACTTAGTTCTGTTCGTGGTACGTGACCTTGAAGTCGATGCTCTTGAAATGGACCTCCGCGGCATCGTCGGACAGGTCAGGACCGACGGTATCGCGGACAATGCTCGCCACATCGACGCCAGCGATTTCGCCTCGAGCGAAATTGCAGGCGCGGCGCACTTCATCCAGAATCGTGCGGCTGCTTGGGTAATCCTTGGTCATGATCGTGACCTGAATGCGGCTGGCAACGAGCGAGAATTCGGCTTGTGCGTCGATGGCCGATACCGGCACGAGGCTTACTTCAGTGATGCCGATGGCTGGAAGCTGCGTGGCCTCCGGAACCGTTCCCGCCATGATGTGCGCAGCGGGGACAAGTGAAGTCAGCGGACCGCTCGACGCCAGCAGCGAACGAATGACCTTGACACTCATTCGCCCTCCGGGGCTGGCAAGTCAAACCCATGTTCTTTCATCAGCCGCTCAACGATCTTGTCCCGGACAGCCTCGACTGCCGCGTTGCCCTTCGCATCCAGCGCTGGACGCATGAAGGGATGCGGCTTCGCGCCTGGGTGATCTACCGTGGGACCGATAAAGTTGTGGCCGATCATGAGCGAGTTTCGATTAATGGTCGACATTGACACCCGCGTGAGCACGCCGCGCTTGGCTGTCAGGCGGTAGTTGATTGGTTTCTCGTCGTTCTGGACCTTGATGAGGTGAGGCTTGGTCCCGAATTCGACCCATCGCCAGTAATACGCCACCGAGTTGCCCGCTTTAACCGAAGCCCACACTCGCCCGTTTTTGGAGCCGGTCGTTACCCTAATGCTCTTACGCAGGGCGCCAAGCAGCACGGGAACGTTGTTGCGAGCCTCGTCGCGGATTACAGCAGCGCCAGCTCGCAAGGCCGAGCGCATCACGTTCCGCTCCACCTTTACGGGAAGCTGTTGCAGAAAATCGAACAACTGCTTGCCGCCGATGATCGTCTGATCGCTCATACGGAATACGCCTCGATCATGAATTCGTTGTGCATCCGGTCGTCCAGCAGTGCAGGACCGGCGATGATCTGCATGACCATGTCGCCGCGGCCGTGCAGGGTCGCGCGCATGTCAGGCGTCACTTGGTGCTGCTTGCGGATACGGAGGCGCGCTTGCTGGGATGAGACCTGCAGCCCGTTGGTCACCTTCTCGGCGCGGCTGGGGAGTACGTCCTGAACGTTCGCCCAGATGCGCGTGGCGACCGGCACCCATGCCTCGATGGGGGTTCCGTAGTCCGGATCCACGGCGGCTGTCTTGCGCTCGATGGTCACTTTCGTGTCGAGCTTGAACGGGGCGGCCATTAATAGCTCTTTGCCCGGTCCAGCAGGCGGTAAATGTATTCGTTCTTCGGCGTACCCGGCGGCGCAAAATGCTCCTGCACCTTCGCCAGGATGTAGCCCTTGATCCCGTCCGGGACCGCCGCATCGGTGGCACCATAGCCACAGGTGAACTGGACTTCGACGGCATCCGGATATGCGGCGGTTCGCGGCCAGCACTTGCCGAGGGCAGGCACGATCTTGGCCGGCTCGCCCACAGGGATCCGGTATTCAGTCGGGTCCAGCGTCTGCTGCACGCCGTCCGTGTCGTAGTACTTGATGCTCGCGACCGAGACCAGCGGCGGCTTCGGCAGCTCGACCTCGTCAGGGAAGCCGTCGAGGGTCAGAGCCCACGTTTGCGTGATGAACGCCCGCCCGGTGATGTGCTCCGCCTCTTCGGTGTACGTGCGCACAGCCTGCTCGAGCTCAGCGTCCATATCGGTGCCGTCAAGGCGGGCGGCGGCACGAGCGGCATCTAGCGATACGGCCAGCGCGGCGGTCGGAGTGATGAGGCGAGCGGTCATGGGTCAGGTATTCTTGGGCTTACGGCCCGGTTTGGCGCTGGCTGGTGCGGACGGTTCCGCGACGGGAGCAACTTCCATCTCGGCGGCTTCCGGTACGGCGACTGGCTGCGGCTTGCCGTCTACCGGGTCGGCGAAACCGGCGCCAACGAACGCCACGGCGAGATCGCGCTCGCCCGCACTGGCCGACAGGTCGTATTCGACGCCCGCCTCGTACTGCTGCACGCGGATACCGTCAACCGATCCCGGCGCGGTTTTGGTCATGCGGATTTTCATGTGGAGTCCTTAACGGGGCGACCGGAGCCGCCCCGAGTCCGTTTAGGCAGTCGGTACGCTGGCCGGATGGCCGAGCACAACCAGGGCGCCACAATCGAGCGTCGGACTGGTGCCCGAAACGGTTTTGAGCACAGCGCGGATGTACCGCTTATTGCCGATGTAGCTGACCACCGATACTTGGTTGGCGGCGGTCACGACCGGCTCAACGCCGCGAATATCGGCGTCCGCCACGGCGGTGAAGTTCGTGTTGTCAGAGCTTTCCTGCACTTCGAAGGTGAAGGTCGGGGAAGCGGTGCCGCCGATTGCGCCGCTGTTGAAGACAACGCAGGCCGAGTTGAAGCCGGAGAGGTCAACGCCTGTGCCGTTGGCGGCAGCGGTGCGACTCACCGGAACCAGCGACTGGACCGGCTTGATATTGGATTTCAGGTCACGCATGGGATGTTCCTTGGAATGAGGTTAGCGGGAATCCCCGGCATAAGCCGGGGGGGGTGGCATCGCTTTAAGCCGAGATCTTCAGCTTGCGACCGGCTTCGGCCTGACGGACCCCGCCGCCAACGCGGCGACGGGCGCGGAAGACAACCAGTCCGTTATCGGCGCCGGTCGTGTAGTCCGCCTGCAGCGACACGTTCACGCGGTCGACGATCACGTACAGCTTTTTCCAGTCCGCGAAAACAACCGGGAATGCGTTTGCGGCCACGTCCGGCAGGTCAGCCATTTCCGCGTACGACGCGCCGAGGATGGTGTTCGGCATGTTGTTCGCAATGCCCGGCGACCACAGGTAGTTACCGGTGGTCGATTCTTTCAGCTTACGCACCGCGCCCAGGGTCTTGCGGTTCATGCCCCACACGGCGTTGCGGGCATAGCCGGTTTTCAGGTCGCTATACAGGGACAGCATGCCGTCGCCGGTCAGCAGGTTGGCGTCGCCGCTCTTGCTGAAGCCGATGTCAGCGTTGACCAGGATGCCTTCGAGCTGTGCCGAGCCGCCGGTGCCGCTGATCGACTCTTGGCCTTCGCGCACCGCAAATTGTTCGGCCGCGTCTTCGCGCAGTTCGGCGAAGAGGTCGTAGTCCGTGTCTTCCAGCATCTGCTGCGAGACCTCCATGCGGGCAAACATCTCCGGCGTGAAGAACTCCAGCATCCCGTAGGCCGGGTCACCGGTATTGGTGCGCGGCTGGATTTCGCCGACGCGCGATGCCGAGCCGTTGCCGGTCTTGCGCGGCATTTTCAGGCTGCCCACGCCGATGCTGCGGACGGTTGCCAGGGTGCGGATCGGGGTCATCTCGATGATGTTCTTGATGATCTCTTTCTGCATCTCCGGCGGAGCCAGCAGGTAGCCGGCGCTCGCGTCATCACCCTTGACCAGCGCGGCCGAGCGGTCCTTGATGATCTGCAGGTCGGCCGGATCGCGGTCGCCAGCCTGGCGGCGCATGCAGCGGTTGAACGCGTCCATGTACTCCTGCGCGGCCTTCGCCTGCGGGTCGGCCTGACCACCCAAGCCGGCGCGGTTGGCGATCTTCTCGATGGCGTCGAGCTGGTCCTGCATCGCCTTGTTCTGCTTTTCGATCAGGACGAGCTTCTGGTTGCTCTCTTCGTGCTTGTCGAAGACCTTGTTGATCTTGTCGAGCTTTTCGTCCAGCGCGGCGCTGCGTTTTTTCTCGTTCTCGTCGTTCGCTTTCTTGAACTCGGTGAACGCTTCCATTACTTCTTGAACGGCGTCTTTGTCTGCCATGATTTATTCCTTGATGGTGGAGGTGAATTGGTTGATGCTTTCCGCCAGCCGCTTGGCTACGCGGGTTGCTTCAGCCGCAGACTCCCCGCCATCGCGGTGGGGCACTTCTTGCGGTTCGGTCGAATCGTCGCGATTCGCCTTCGGCATCGCGGCTGCGATGCGCTTTGCCTGCGCTTGCGAGAGACCTTCTGCGTCGCGCAGGAAGGTCTCGAACTCGCGGATTTCTGGGGTGCTGGACGATGCCAACAGGTTTTGCGGGGTGTTCTTGAAGAGGTTCAGCAGAGCTGAGCTGGCGGCTTTCTTCTTCTTCGCCGGAACCATCTCGTCGGCAAAGCCAGCGTCGACCGCTTCTTGGCCGGTGAACCAGGTTTCGGCGGCGACCCATGCTTCGAGCTCGCCGCGGTCCGCGTCGGTACGGGCGGCATAGATGTCGATGATGCCCTTCTCGAGCTTGTCGAGAATTTCAGCCTCTTTGCGCATCGCCGCCGCATCGCCCATCGCAAACGACCACGGCTTGTGGATCATGATGTGCGCGCCCTCGGCAATCCTGATCTCGTCGCCAGCCATCGCGATCACGCTGGCAATCGAAGCAGCGATACTGTCAACGTGAACGATGATCTTCGCCGAG